CTTCGATTTCATTTGCCCTACAAGGTCAAGGTATCCATTTCCTTTTACAGAAAAATATGCATTAGCATTAATAGTAGTTGCAGAATTTCCCCCATACATCATATCATATGTTAACCCATCAACGATATATCCTACATCTCTTCTACACTTAGTTTGATTGTATGAATAGGTTGGGAAAATGTCATTAGAGTATATGACAGTTAGTTCCTGATAATATGTTTTTCGTGATTGAATTACATCAGTATCATCTACGAAAAAATAATCCGTAAAATCCGAAGATTGGAAAGTTTCTCCCTTTGTTGTATCGGCAATGTTTTGCGAGAGAGATCCAGAAACCGGATCAACCAATACATCTAGTAAAGTATCAATTCTTCCTTGTTCTGTTGGAGTTGTTACATATAATTTCATTATATTTTTTAATTCATTATATGCATCAATAGTTGCTATTCTTTCTCCATTTCCTAACTGGAATTCCCAAACATCTGCGTCGCCATCTAAATTTCCATCAGGACCATGAAGATCTGTTCCCACCCAATATGATCTGGCAGCAACTCTCATAGCAAATCCACCACCATATAGAATATCATGAGTTACAGCATCTACTAAAAATCCAACGTCTCGTTCGCATTTATCTTGATTATATTCAAGGGTGTCATAATTTTCTTGAATCCACGTAATTAATCTGCGTTGAATTGCTCTACGATTTGCTTGAAGCGCATTTGCTGCATTTCTAGCACTAAAATTAATTGCTTCTCCACTAAAATCTATCGGATCTCCGTCTTCATAACCATAAATGGAGGTCTCTTGAATTAACTGAGTGATTTGCGTAATTCTTTGTTGCACAAAAGATCTGCCGGAAGCACTAATCTCATTACCAATTAAGTTTCCAAGATATTCAATCGCTTGAATTGTATAAGTGAGTTGATCATTTTGAACTTTATTGCTTGATGCATTACCCCTTTGATATGCAATACCAGCAATGATTGAATTGTAATCAGTTCCGTTATACAAATCTACAAGAATAGCATCAATGATATAACCTGTGTCGCGATAACATTTATCTTGATTGAAATTAGTAACCGGATTAGTTTCTTTTACAAAATCTACAGTATAAAGTTGTAATTGTACCTTATTGCCTTGAATTAGGTCATATTCTGTTAAATTAGGATATGTACCAATATTACTATTAATTTCTTCTTCGTTAATCCCACTGGGATTAGTGATATAATCAGTTATGTATTGAATTAACTCATCTACTCTAGAATCTTCAGTGACGTCAGGTAATGCCTTAATTCTGGTAGCAAGGTCTGTAAATGCAGCAACCGTTGGGATTGCTTCTGCAAGACCTAATTGTAATACTCCTCCAGAATAATATGCTAAAGCAGATTGCCTTGAAGCAGTATTACCACCATATGTCAAATCAGCAATTAACCCATCAATAATAAATCCAGTATCTCTTTCGCAAAGAGATAATGTATTGTTGTTTACTAAATCGTCATATAACCCAGGATAATTCGTTTGAACGAAAGATGAAGTATCTGCTATTAAAGTTGCTCTTGCTGATACAATTGCATCTCTCTGGTTGGCACGATTCGGATTTGTCTCCCCCGAATAAGTTCCTGCTGTAACAGGATACGTTATTGTTCCAGCAGGATCATTAATAAATGGAGATGTGACAATCCCTCCAAGAACATCTAAAATATATTGGAATGAATCCGTTATTTTATTTCCTGGATTACCAACATCATTAATTATTTTGTTTCTAAGCTCGGTAACTGCTGCAATCGTAGCATCCATTTGACCAGTTAAAACGTATGCAGATTCTTCACGAAGATACGCATTAGCTGCTGTAACTGACCAAAAATTAGTCCCTACAAGCAAATCTCGTTTTATCGCATCAATTATTAAACCAACATCACGTTGACATTTTTGTACATCAAAGGATGTTAGTTCTGTTGAATTAATGTACCTAACAATTTCTTCTTGAATAAAACTCTTATTTGCTTGCAAAAGATTTGCTGCAGTTTCTTGGTCTGTTCCAACAACAGTAATTGGGGCTGGAAAAACTAATTCATCAGCTACCGACTCTCCGTTGACCAGAATGTCAACTACTTCTTCAAAGTATCTGTTTGCCCTAGATTTTGCAGTAACATCAGAACCAACTTCGGGAACAGAAATAACGCCAATCCTTTCTTCATTGATTGCTTGACGAGTTGCTGCTAACTGTTCGTTGGTTACTTTAGCGGAATTTCCTCTTCGATATGCAATACCACCATACACCTGGTTCCAGTTTGTACCAAGCGCCATATCGAAACGGACTCCGTCCATAAGAACATTAAGATCACGTTCGCAAAGAGTTTTATCAAATTTGAAAGACTGTTTAGCATAAACAACAGAAACAGCAGAATCTAAGGTTTTAAAAGAGTTTAGAAGAGAACGTCCATCATTTCCATATTGCCCAGACTTAGATACATAATAGACATTTTCTACAGCATCATCACCGATCGCTTGTATGGTAACTTCGCCGTTCGCTTCTTTCTTGATGTATGCTTTACCATCATGAGTGTTGATGGCAATTTCGCCAAACTCTATCTCATTAAGCGTAGGAGCACGTCCAGGAATATCGCTACGAGGTAAAAGTATTTGTTTTCTTGTTGCCATATTTAAAATAACTCTATGCTATGTTTCTATTTAGGCGTATACACCACAATCAATAACTTCAAACTCTACATTCTGTGCATAAATTTTAGGTCTAAACTCCCACCTGGCATCTCCGGAATTATACTTATAATTGATATATGCAATTTCGTTTGTTGAATCTCCAACGCCAATACCAGAATTGTTTGCGGATGCTGAGTCTAAGACCCCATCAGCAATAACGATTCTTTTATCATCAACAGTTAGGATAGTTGAATTGATAATAGTCTGAGTTCCGTCGACTGTAAAATTACCAGTAACAAACAAGTCGCCATCAATGGTAGTTGAATCTAGGTAAGATATTCCATTAACGACTAGATCTTTACCTATTGTAGCAGAATCTCCAACAGTTAATCTGTTATTGACAATTAAATTTTCGCCAACTGTTAATCTTCTGTCAATGGTAGTCGAATCTGTTACATAAAGAGTTCCATCAATCGTAGTTGAATCTAGACTAGTAATTCCATCAACATTCAAATTATAATCTAATTGCGAATTTCCAGTAACAAGTATGCTGCCGATTAGATTAATTTGACCAGTTCCGCCTCGCAACGTAAGATCATTAGTTTCTTCGGTAGATACAGAATCCTTGTCAAAATAAAGATAATCGACAAGGAGTTCGTTTAGTTTTTTATTATCGTCAACGAGAAGAGCAGAAGCAGGATTAACTATTCCTCTCTGATGGTTCATCATATCGGTAAAATATTTACCACCGATAGTTGCTATAACAGAAGAAAAAATTCTATTGTATGAATCACCGTTTCCATCAATTTGGTTAGTTAATATATTGTTAGTACCAACTCCAATATAAAGTCGATCACCACCATTACCAAACCCATCATCATCTGGGTCGGGCAAGTTTGAATATGCCATTTCTCCAACACGGAGTAATGAATAACCTGTTCCTTCTTCAACTGGTCTTCCAGTTAAATTAGAACGACGTATAAGAATTTCACTATGAGCAGAATCGTGAGATGTATGTGCCATTAGTACCAACCCCCATCAACTATCTGTCTTTCTGCTAAACTTTGTGCAGCCCACACTTGCCTGTCTGCATCATAAACCAATATACTGCCATGTTTTCTTTGCGTAACATCAACCCCAGCCAAATCGGTAATATCTCCCTTTGACTCGATAATGCTTCCAATTGGTACGCCAACAACAATCTTATCGATTATCGTTTTGTTATTAACAACTTTAACTTTATATGCCATTATGGAGTAACCGTCGGTGGTAAAACTTGTTTTGTGACGGAAGGAGTGACGTTAACCATTCCTTCAAGTATTCTTTCCACGATGTGTGTCAAATTTCCCGAACCATCAGATTCGCTGATGTAAGAAATTTCGACATCATAAACATAACGTTTTTTGGTGCTTAATGCTGAAGTTTGTAAATTGGTTAGCGAAAGATTGATAATTCCGTCGCTATCAGGATCTGAAATGATAGAAGTAAATCGAATTGATTCAGTAGAATCTGCTGCATAATTAGGTTTCAACCAAGCATTAACAGAATAATTGTTTAAATTTTTCTTACTTTTATCTTGATTGATTAGATGAAGTTCTATTGCTACGTCTGAACCCTGATCTATGGTTAGATCTTCGTAATGCGCCATGAGTACTGTCCATGAAAAATACTTATGACTTTATTTATAAGAAATGATTATTCTTCAGACTGAATTTCTTCAATAAACATTGACTGTATTAGTTGAGAAGATACTGTTCGATCGAAGGTAAACGAGATAGTCATTCGATAACAATCAGTGTATGCTGCATGATATACAAGTTCTGTTTTTGGATCAGAATAGTCTCCAAAGTAACTACATTTACATTGCCATCCTGGTTTATCTTGTAGTCTAACAACTTTTTTGGTATTCATATCAAAATATTCAAAATATCCGTTGCCATTTTCCGACCAGGTAAGAATTATATTATATGCTGAAGCATTAGCATTATTGTGCCAGGAAATAAACCCTCCAGGAGGATATAGAGTAAACAATGCGTTGTTTCTAACAGAATAATTTTCTTTAAATTTATCTATTAGATAATCGTGTTTTTTTGTTATATGATTGTGCGCTCTTAAATCATTCCCTTTATACTTAACTCTAGAAGTGTTGAATGAATATCCTTTCATAGTATCAGGATAACCATCATGACTTACAGAATAATCAATGATTTTCTGCATATAATCATGACTAACATAATCAAGAGCTTGTTCTCTTGAGAAATTACTACCAACCATGTGCACATGATCTCTAGCAAACGAATCTGTAGCAAACCATTCGCACTCGCTTAGAAGTTTTTTAAATTCGGGGTTTTTTATTTCTATATTTTGCATCAGAAATCAGTTTTTTTAATTGGAGCAGCAGAAAAATGCCAAACTACTGGTTCGCCTTCGCAATGATTCTCAACATATTTTGAAAATCTATTCCATCTAGCATCTTCGGTTCCGTCTAAACGTCCAACTTTCAGTTTTCCATTACAGTATTTTTCATCTTTGTTTATTAACCACCACAAAGAAAATTGATCCCATCTAGACAAAGTTTCTGGATAGTTATAATAATCAGGTTCACCATTTTCTTTAGTTGGCCACCAACGTCCAGCATATTGCTCTACTGTTAGTTCATACCAATCTTTCATATAATCTTTAACTAGAGGATTTGTTGTGTCATATAGACAAGTTCCTCCGCAGTATTCAAATTTTCCGCCAGGAAAATGTAATTCTGCATAACAATATGATCTTTCTTCCGGTAGATAAGTGTATAAAACGTCATTTCCGTCAAACTTATCAAAAACTGTTGCTATATCTTCATGCATTATTTCGCAATCAGCATCAATATAGAACGTTTGGTCATATGGTGTTTGCGTCATTCCCCATATTTTAGCTCTTCTGTGATCATTACAATAGATAATATTATCTGCAATGTGAGCGCCATCATCAATAAAACGCTCTTCGGTTACTAACGTACAATTTGCTTCAGGATAAAAATCTTTAATAGAAGAAATGCAATTTAATGCGGAAACATAGTAAAACCTTGTTCCTGAAGCTACAACAAGATATCCTTTACTCTTCGCCATTATTTAATGCTTCCATAATCAACAGCGTTACATATGCATTGAGCTCAACTTCATTTTTAGCACGACGAAGTTTTGCTCTTAAAGTTTTGTTTTTGCTGTTTCTAACTTCTTCAATGTCAAATGCTTTTATCTTTAAAGTGAATAATTCTTCAAATTTTGCAGATTTTTCTCTTTGTTGCGAAATAATTTTATCTTTCTGAGTCTCTGCTTCTTTTCTAATTCTTCTTTCTTCAGTATTCTTGTCGATTAAATCAATCCCTAACTGATTGACTAGATCTTGAAACATTGGACATCTGTTTCCGTTTGGAAGAATTTCATCAAGATCAACTTGACGACTTGTTTTTTTACCATCATCATGTTCAGTTATAAGAATGGCGGTTGCCGATTTTCTGTCTGGAGAACGCCAAAATGCGTGGTCCATATAATAGCTTTTCATATAGGTTTACCTTCACTAAGAAATTATATTATATTCTATGTAGTTTAAAATATCAAGCGTTTCCAATTCCACTAATAGTACTGACAACAAATTCAACATTTTGATCAACATCATAAACTGCGCCAGCACCAACTTTTCTTATCTTAATATTGCATATGTCAGTTACAAAATCTTCTTGGGTGTGAGGAATACTTTGTCCATAAACTGTTCTCTGTGTTCCTAAAGTAACGAATCCGGATGTAGTTCCAGTAATAGTTCCTGAAATTTGCGTAACGCTAATTTCATAATTTGCACCAATTCCATTTGCTTTATCTATTTCTCGTAACCAGTTGTCTACAGGAGTTGACGATGTTGGGGAAATTCTCAACGCATCTCCATCTCCAACACAAACCAGATCGCCGTTTGTTTCAAATCTCATTCCGCATTGTATGTTTCCGGTGTAAGGCGTATCTGCAAGAACTTTTACGAAATTCGTCGCAGTAAGAATTGCATCAGGATAATCTGGAGCATCTAAAGAAGTATCTAGTATAGTTACAAGAATAGCAGTTGCTATCTCAGTCCCGCCAGTAGAAGAATCGTATAGTCTTGCATAAAAAGTTTCAGGTCCTTCAGTTAGATTATCTTCGTTAAACTGTATTTGACCAGTAAATCCTTCGTTAGTCGTTACTGTTATAGGAATTCTGCTACTAACATTCGTTGTAAAATCTGCATTCGATGTTGTGACATGATCAATTTCAAGATAAACAACCGAATGAGTTGTAGTTCCTACCCTAAACTCTATATATCCATCTTCTCTATAAGCGTGAGGAGCATTTTGTATTGCCAGTTGAGCAGAATCCCACACATTAAACTCTACGTTGTTTCCGTTATCTTGAGCATCATCAATTTTACAATAGAGCGTATAAGTTTCTATGTAAACAACTCCTGTACCAACTCCTGAGTTTACATATTCAGAAATATAAAGATTTTGATCCACTCTACTAAAATCTTTGGAATAATCTCCAGTAAATTCTTGATCTGAAACATGAGTATAAATTACATCGCTCTCTCTAGTGTAATCATAGGAATATTCTGCAGTGTAATCACCAGTAAACAAATTAGTGTAATCACCAGTAAAATCTTCTGTAGAAATGTGTGTATAATCGCCAGTATAATCGCCAGAATATTCGTTAATATAATTACCAGTGAATTGCTCTCCTGAAACTCTAGAAAATTCTTGTTCCGAAACACGTGCATAATCAAACTCATAATTTGTAGTATAATCACCACTAAACTGATTGCTGTAATCTCCAGTAAAAGTTCCAGTGACATTTCGAGTATATCCTCTCTCATAATCACCAGTAAACAAATTAGAATAATCGCCCGTATAATCTACAACAGAAAGATGAGTATAATCTCCAAGATAATCGCCAGTAAATGTTTTAGTGTAGTCTCCGCTAAAATTTTCTCCCGAAACACGTGCATAATCAAACTCATAATTTGTAGTGTAATCACCAGTAAACTGCTTATTGTAGTCTCCAGTAAAAACCTGATCTGAAAGATGACTGTAATCTTGGGCATAATCTGCAGTATAATCGCCAGAATATGCTCTCAAATAATTACCAGTAAAATCTTGCGTAGAAATGTTAGAATAGTCTTTACTATAATCTCCAGTATAATTACCGCTGTATGTTTTAGTGTAATCTCCAGTAAACGTTTCTGTTGAGTTTCTTACATATGAACGAGTGTAGTCTTTGTTATAATCGCCAGTAAATGTTTTAGTGTACTCTCCAGAAAATTGCTGAGTTGAAGTTCTAGAATAAACACGAGTGTAATCTTTAGTATAATCTCCAGTAAACTGCTTAGTGTAATCTCCAGAAAATTGCTCAGTTGAAGTTCTAGCATAATTAAAAACATAATCTGTAGAATAATCTCCGCTAAATGTGTCTGGATAAACACCAGTAAAACTTTCGCCAGAAGAGCGAGTATAATTAAAAATATAATCACCAATATAATCGCCGGAATAAGTATCTGGGTAATTACCAGTAAATACTTGATTAGAAAGATGAGAATAATCAAACGCATATTCTGCAGCAAAATCGCCAGTAAAAGTGTCTGGATAATTACCAGTAAATACTTGATTAGAAAGATGAGTATAATCTAAAGTATATTCTTTAGCATAATCACCAGTAAAAGTGTCTGGATAATTACCAGTAAATTGCTGTCCAGAAACACGTGCATAATTAAACTCATAATTTGTAGTGTAATCACCAGCAAACGTTTTTGTATAATCTCCAGTAAATTCTTCGTTGTCTATTCTTGAATATGTACGAGTATAGTCTTTAGTATAATTGCCAGTAAAGTTTTTAGTATAATCTCCAGAAAATACTTGATCAGAAAGATGAGAATAATTTGTAGCGCGAGTATAATCTATGGTATAATCGCCAGTGAAAGTATCTGGATAAGTTCCAGTAAACTGCTCTGCGGATATCCTAGCATAATTTGTAGCGCGAGTATAATCTATGGTATAATCGCCAGTGAAAGTATCTGGATAAGTTCCAGTAAACTGTTCAGTTGAAATTCTAGCATAATTTGTGGCGCGAGTATAATCTATGGTATAATCACCAGTGAAAGTGTCCGGATAAGTTCCAGTAAACTGTTCAGTCGAAATTCTAGCATAATTTGTAGCGCGAGTATAGTCTATAGTATAATCGCCAGTAAACTGATCTGGATAAGTTCCAGTAAACTGCTCTGCGGATATCCTAGCATAATTTGTAGCGCGAGTATAGTCTATAGTATAATCGCCAGTGAAAGTATCCGGATAAGTTCCAGTAAAGTTTTCCCCAGAAACCCTATTGAACGTTGGAACACGAGTATATTCTTTAGTATAATCACCTGTAAATCCATCAGGATAATTACCAGTAAACTGCTCTGCATCTGTTCTAGCATAATTTTGCAGATAATCTACAGTATAATCACCTATAAATCCTTTAGTATAATCACCAGCAAAGTTTTTAATGTATGCGCCAACATAAACTACTACATAATCTCCAGTATATTGAAGCGTAATTTGTCTTGAATAGTTTCCAGTATATTGCGGTGTATCCTGACGTTGAAAATTCTTACTATAATCACCAGCATATTGAACACCAGAAACCCTATTGAACGTTGGAACACGAGTGTAATCTATAGTGTAATCACCAGCAAAGTTCTTAGAATAGTTTCCAATATAGACTATATTGGATTGTCTATTAAATGTAGGAACACGAGTATAATCTATAGTGTAATCACCAGCAAAGTTTTTAGTAAAATCACCAGCATATTGAACACCAGAAACCCTATTGAACGTTGGAACACGAGTATAATCTATAGTGAAATCACCAGCAAAGTTCTTAGAAAAATTGCCTTCATAGAATATTAATGATATCCTATTAAATGTAGGAACACGAGTGTAATCTTTACTAAAATCGCCAGCAAAGTTTTTAGTAAAATCCCCAGCATATTGAACACCAGAAACCCTATTGAACGTTGGAACACGAGTGTAATCTTTACTAAAATCGCCAGCAAAGTTCTTAGTAAAATCTCCAGCATAGAATACTCCTGATATCCTATTAAATGTAGGAACACGAGTAAATTCTTTAGTATAATCGCCAGCAAAGTTTTTGGTATAATCTCCAGCAAAATTGACTAGATTGCTTCTGGTAAAGTTTTTCGAAAACAACGTTGTTCTAGAAAAATCGCCAGCATAGTCACCTGCAATAACTGACCCACCAACTGCCGATAATCGAGTTATAATCGACTTGCCCTGTGCATAAGAACACGAAAACAATGCTCGCCAGGTTCCTGTGTGACCTGCTCCAATGGTGACCCTATAACTAGTCTCACCAGCATTTTTAACAACAGAGATCGTTCCAGTATGAGCTCCTTGCGTAGATGTAGTTGCTGGAGACAAAGCAGGTAAAGTTACGTTTATAATATCTCTTTGTTCAGCGCCATCAATAGTAGTTGTAGTATCGGACCCAAGCACCGCCCACGGAGAACTTGTCGCATTAAAAGTTTCAACCCCAATGTAAGAATCTACCCTGCTGTAGTTCTTGGTAAAATCTCCTGCATAATAAACACCGCTGGTCCTGGCATAATTAACTTGAGTCGCTCTACCAAAGTTTTTAATATAATCCGGAGTATAATTACCAGTAAATTGGTTTAAATCATTTCTAATATAATTAACTTGATTTGCTCTAGCAAAGTTTTTAGTATAATTAGCAGTATATTCACCAGTAAAGTTGTTTAAATCATCTCTAGCATAATTAACTTGATTCGCTCTAGCAAAGTTTTTAGTATAATTAGCAGTATATTCACCACTATATATGACTATATTGTTTCTAGCATAATTAACTAGAGTCGCTCTAGCAAAGTTTTTAGAATAATTCGCAGTATATTCACCAGTAAAGTTGTTTAAATCATCTCTAGCATAATTAACTTCATTTGCTCTAGCAAAGTTTTTAGAATAATTAGCAGTATAGTTACCAGTATATGTGGTTACACTGGCTCTAATATAGTTGGTCAACGGCGCTCTTTGAAAGTTTTTAGAATAATTAGCAGTATAGTTACCAGTAAAATTGTTTAAATCATCTCTAGCATAATTAACTGTAAAATCTCCTAGAAAATTAAATCCAGAAGTACGAGTATAGTTACCAGTAAATGTCTGCGCAGAAGTTCTAGTAAAAGCCGATTGTTCGCCACCTTGAACACCAGTAAATTCTATAGCAGCAAAATCGCCAGGATTACTATCGCTCCAATAGAATAGGGCGTAACCAGATCCTACCGTGATTGTATATGGATTCAAATAATATGCATCAATTGTAGAATTGCCCTGGTTGGTGAGCGGTTGATTAAGATAAATGCCTCCATAGAATGAGTCTACGTCTACATTTATTATAGTTCCGTTTGCTAGATTTCCTAAACTTTCAAAACTACCCGCAGGGATGCTTAAAGAAATATCAATTTCTGTTGGAGTTACATCTCTACTATATTCTACATCTGGCGCCCTAGCATAGTTTACATTGCTTAGTCTAGCATAATTCTTAAGATATTCAAGAGAATAATCTCCAGTAAAATTTGCTGTTGATTGGCGAGTGTAATCAACATTGCTTGAACGTATATAATTTTTGAGATAATCAGGAGTATAATTACCAGTAAATTGTTGTAGTGAAGTTCTACTATAATCTATGTTGCTTAAATGACTAAAATCTTTACTGTAATTAGGAGTATAGTCTCCAGTAAATTGTTCAGTTGAAGTTCTGTTATAATCTATGGCGCTTAAATGACTAAAATCTTTACTATAATTAGGAGTATAATCGCCAGTAAACTGCTGTGCAGAAGTTCTACTATATTCTACATCACTTAAATGACTAAAATCTTTACTATAATTAGGAGTATAATCGCCAGTAAACTGCTGTGCAGAAGTTCTACTATATTCTATATCACTTAAATGACTAAAATCTTTACTGTAATTAGGAGTATAGTCTCCAGTAAATTGTTCAGTTGAAGTTCTACTATATTCTATATCACTTAAATGACTAAAATCTTTACTGTAATTAGGAGTATAATCGCCAGTAAATGTTTCAGTCTCTTGTCTCGCATAATTGACAGCACTTGTACGAGCATAATTAACTGTGTAGTCGCCAGTATATTCACCTGCAAAATCTTGAGTAGAAAGATGAGTATAATTTACATCGCTTTGCCTGACATAATTTTTTGAATAATTCGCAGTATAATCTCCAGTAAATTGTGCTGTTGATTGACGAGTGTAATCAACATCACTTAAATGCGTAAAATCAAAAACATAATCTCCAACATAATTACCAGTAAATGCTTCTGTAGATTGGCGAGTATATACAACATCACTTAAATGGGTATAATCAAAAACATAATCTGTAGTGTAATCGCCAGTAAATGCTTCTGTAGATTGACGAGTATAATCAATGTCACTTTGCCTTAAATATGCAAGAGTATATTCTTTGCTATAATCACCACTAAATGATTCTGCAGAAGTGCGAGAATATCCAACTGCGCTTTGGCGTGCATAATTTTTTGTATAATCACCACTATAATCGCCCGTAAAATTTTCTGCAGAAACTCGCTGATAATTTATTGGAGTATCTCTAGCATAATTAACTGTATAATCGCCAGTATAATCACCAGTAAAATTTTCGGCAGAAATGCGATTATAGATTACATCACTTAAATGAGTATAATCGACTGTGTAGTCGCCAGTATAATTGCCAGTAAATACTTGATTAGAAAGGTGAGAATAATTTATATCGCTTTGTCTGAGATAATTTCTTGTATAGTTATTAGTATAATCACCAGTAAAATCTTCTGCTGAAATATGAGTATAATCTACATCGCTTTGTCTGGTGTAGTCAAATGAATACTCTGTAGTGTAGTCCCCAGTAAATGTTTCTGTACTTACTCTTTGATAATCGATGCTGCTGTCACGCTGGAAGTTTTTAGAATAGTCGCCAGTATAATCGCCAGTAAAATTTTCAAGGGAAACACGCTGGTAATTTACATCGCTTATATGAGTGTAATCGCCAATATAATCGCCAGTATATTCTTCTGATGAAACATGAGTAAAATCAGCTATAGATTGTCTCAAATAATTTTTAACATATTCACCAGCAAATCCTTCAGCAGAAACATGAGTAAAATCTTCTTGTGAAGTTCTAGCATAATCTTGGGAATAATCTGCAGTATAATCACCCGTAAATTCGTTCAGATAATCGCCACTAAAATCTTCTAAAGAAACATGGGTGTAATCAGTTTCACTTAAACGAGAATAGTCACCAAGATAATCACCAGTAAAATCTTCAGCGGAAATTATAGTAAAATCTTGTTGCGAAGTTCTAGCATAGTCAAAAGAATAATCGGTAGTATAATCACCCGTAAAAGTTTTATTGTAATCTCCAGTAAATGCTTCAGTTGAAATATGACTATAATCTTTAGAATAATCTCCAGTGTATTCTTTAATATATGCTGCTTCTTCCCCACCATATTCGCCTTCGTTTCTAGTGTCTATAGCAACACCTCTAGGAACCCAAACACCATCTTCGGTTGGCGGACCTTGAATTGAAGAACGTAACTGATAGGTTCCAATTCCTGAACTCTTGATCACTTCTTTTGCCCTTTGACCAAGGGTTACTGACATTATACTATCATTAGCAGCCTTTAATCCAGCAAAAACATTGTTATTATCGCGCTCAACAATCATCGGATTTATTTTTGTTGGCGCTGTCCCTACAGTTCTTATGTAAATTGAATAATTTTGACTGTATCCGTCAGATCTGGTATCAGTAAATATGTTGGATAAAAATGGAGTCCAATCAGAACCTGGCGAAGTTGCTGCTAGTCTAAAAACGCCAGGATATTCATTTTTCATAACTGCTTTAAGGAGGCGAAGAATAAGAACATCAAGTTCTGTATCATTCATTTCCTTGACGCCAGGATTTTGTATTGAACCATCCCATTTAACAAATCCGCGCCAATTAGGTTCAGATCTTTGAGAAGCAACACCTGACAAATTTTGATACAAACGAGTTGGGTTAGCGTTTAGAGTAGCACCGCTGCTTGTACTAGAAATTCCTGTCCAACTAAGCTGGAAAAAATCGTCTCCTTGAGAATCAGCAAAAAATATATAATTCGCCCCTGTTGCAGTTATAGTAACATAAAATTCTGGTCCGATCCAGGTTTCGGGGGTTATTGTATATCCACTTCCGCCAGATAAAGGCGAATTATAGTAAGTTGGTTGATCGCCATTTACAATTACATGTAATACAGACCCAACTTCAACGTTACCCAAATCTACTGATTCATTTAATGTAGCATTACCACTGACTTCAATAACACCAATATTATTGCCGACAGTTGAAGATCCAAAGGAAGCGGTGTCTAAGAGTTGGGGTGGACTGTTTCCTTGGTCAGCGACTCGTGCCAATCCAGTCAATACCAAAGTTCCTTCCTGTTGTACTTCTAAAGTCCATTTTGCTTGGTATAACCCAGTGTCTAAACTAAGACTCCAAAAGACAGACCTAGCAGTAACAGAATGATTATGTCCTGCTTCAGAAGTAACAGTAATATCAACAACTCTTAAACCCGATTGAGATACCCCGTCTAGAGTCCAAGATGGTGTTAAATCAGCAGACTCAATTTCGTCATTCGGAAAATCAACAGTTGCCTCAATTCCCATTGTAAGTTCAATTATGTCACCAACTTGCAAAGTTGCTGGTATTTGAGCAGGGGTAGTTTCCCAATCAAGAGTCCAAACGCTTGAACCTGTATCTAATTGGGCATATGCTGTAGCAGTTAATGCATATGTTCTGGTATTAATTGGTCCTGTGGACGAATAATATGTATCGACATATTCGCCAACCAACGTGTACGAATTATTTGTGGACAAAGCGCCCACATCATCAGTGGCAAATTGACCAAGTTGAATCCCTGTTCTGTAGGCAAGATATGCTTCGTCTGTGAGAGTTAATTCTCGTAAATTACCAGAACCGAATTGTTTTAATGGACGTGAAGACATCATTCAACCTTAAATGTACTTCACTATTTATATGTTTTTGTTAAACAAATTTTTGCTGTAGATGTGATAACGTTCCCGGAGATTTACTTGAAACTGCTACAATCATATTATATAAAGAAACTGTTGGATCAGGAATGTAGTAATACTTTCCATCTTCATTTATTCCAACATCATTATGCCAATCTAGAACCATTGGTGCTGTTTCAATTTGTATTTTTGAGTTAGCAGGAAAAAGTCCATTAGGTCCTGCTTCTTCGCGAAACAGAGTTTTAAAATTTTCGGTTGAAGGCAAATAAGAAAGATCGTCATCAATGTGCCCCATAGAAGCATGTTGTTCTACGGTAGCAGAAGACATAGTTACATCATGCATACCTTGGGGAGCATAATTTATTCTTCCAATAACATTTATGCCTATATCTTTAGGAAGATGCCATCTATAGAAATTTCCTAAGAAAAAGTTTAATTCCCATCTTAATTTTTGTCCTCTCTGATCAGGAAAAACCGCAAACTCGTTTGGCCATAATAAATAATTTCCAATGTTTTCTGGAGTCATATCAAGGTATTCAAAGTTATGCAATGCTATTTTGAGGTAAGTATAGTTGCATACACAGAGTTTTGTCCCATCAGAAATCCTAGATGTTATTCCAGTAACAGGAATAGCATCTGGTCTTAATAGAGAGTTTTTTATCTGAGAAATATAATCCTCAGACATAATTGTGAGACCGTCAGCTGAGGTAGAAGTCGTACCCGGATATAAATCTTTGTTAGTAAATGTTGCAGCAAGAAGATCAGTGTCATCAGGATTAGTTAATCTATATGAAAAAAGATTACCATTATACATCATTTATTCTCCAACAGTCTAAGAATAGTATCAAGTTTAGATTCTAAAGAATCTACCTTATTTTCAAGAGCAGTAAAATTTTCTTTTTCTTTTGCTCTTTGCGCCTTTCTTCTTTTTGCTTGTTCTATGCGTGCATAATCAGTACTGACTAACATGCCAGTTTCTTTATCACGATAGAGGTTAGGATACCCTTCTACTGGAATTAAGTTGCTAGGAATTTCCATTTCAAATCTTTTATCAAAGGCACCCAAACCGTGTTTGAAGTGTGCATAACAAATTTTAGTTGCGCTTGAGTAAACGCATCTAAAGTTCCGCCCAATCCACCAGCTAAAAATTCAGCCTCTTTCCAACCAGAACCATAATATCCTTTCTGCAAAGGTTGTTGCGGTTCAATTAAAAACCATGGTTGGTCAGCAATATTCTCACCAGCATTCGATGTCCTACCATAAACACTAAAATCTGAATATGCTGGACATATATATTTAACTTTTGCCGAGAATCCTACAGCAGGAATTGCTGTTGAAACAGGCGTAACTATATGCCTTGATGGTGAAGCGCCACCGTATGGTGAAAGTTCGCTGTTACCTACAAGAGAACGTCCATCTGAATCGTCAATACAGTTTGTGACTAAAATTAAAGAAGAACGCTGCAAGTCAACAATTGGAGAAACATAATTGTTTGCACTCTTCAAATCAACTTTAAAGTATGCTGATCTGTGACTAGAAATAGATTGTGTTTCTTGATATCTATTTGCCAGAAGTCTTGGTTCGTCAAAAGAAGTATTTACAAACGGATTAACTCTTGTGAACGTTTGGTCCTCGTCATACTTACTGTAAGATTCTGTATTACCAAAAGATTTCCCTTTGATTAATTTAGCACTAAAATCTACAGAAGTTAATGCTGGGACAGCAGTTTCAATGTAAGGCATTATAACATCATATTGGATATTTCTAGAGGTAATTATAGAAGAACCTCCGCCCAAAGTAGTTGAAGTTGCTGAACTTCCAGCAGTGTAAGTAAATCCATGAACGTCTGCATTAGTAACAAGCGTGTTGGTTAAATTGAGATTTACTGCATTGATCCCACCAGTAGCAACTGCCCCAGATATAGTAACATAATCACCAATATTCAAACCATGACAAGGATGTTTAACATAAACTGTAGAAGACCCTTGAGTTACGCTTAATGGATTTTGCCCGAGCAATCTATCAGGAATTTCTGCGTTTCTTAGAATCAAACTTCCATTATGTCCGCCAGCAACACCAGAATTTCTATTTCCATTAGCATCTTTTGGCGAGAATTTTGCTCTGGTAATTTGATATGTCAAATCTCTGCCGACTGCTGGTTTGTATGCATATCCCGTTTGCGGGAAGAACATATCACCTAAATGACTCTTAGTCACTTTTCTACCGCCGCCGCCAACAATATATTGATTAAATGTAGCAGTAAACACTTCATATTCCGTAGATTGTGACTGAACACATATTGCATATTTTGTATATGGATTCAAAAATACGGGTTCTTCAAATTCAAATGTAGTTGCTAAACTTGCATCGCTAGAAACATTAACATCTGCTGCATTAACAAAAGAACAAGATCCGGGAACAATTTCTAAGGAGTCTGGAACATTTCCTTTCATTGGTCGAATTTGCACACTGACCGGAAGTGGTTTTTCGTTAGGATCAGGTCTTGTTTTAAAATATAATTTAATATTTGTTAGTATAACGCCGAACGGATTATCTACAAAAAACGATTGTGCAAGAGGTTTTTGCGGATAATATGAAGGTAATACATTTACACCCGAATACAATAATTGATTAACATTCACATAGTCGTAAATAATATTTCCCATTTCTCCGCTGTATGATCCTGGCGAAACAGCTGTAGTAGCAGCTCCCCAAAGTCCCTGTTCATGAGGTTCCAGATATTGCACATATCCTGCTGGAACATTATCAACTTCATCACGAATTTGATGATAATTCCAAACGTTTGGTCCCCTAGAATAATCATATGGATGGACTTTCCAAAACAACCTTGTCGACAAAATTGTTTGCTGTTTAATCGGCATGGCACCTTGAACAGAATAATATGCTGCTGCTTTACTACCTGCTGCACTCCAGTTATTTTCTGCTATATCCAAGACTTTAAATTCTTTAATCCCTGCTCGGAACCTTAATGAACCATCAGCAACAATTTCTCCTGTCGTAACACCATATGGTCCAACAACGTATCTTGGTCTTGTACTTGGGATAAAGAAAGAACCAGATAATTCCCCTTTATCGTTTGATGTAAGAGGAAGAGCGCCTTGAGGATGTCCGTCTGTTACAGTAACATTAGTATACAAATTGCCATCATCATTAGTTGTGGCAGCATATCTCAAAAATGTTTCTGTCCTACAGAAATTAGTAACGTCAACTCCATCAAAATATGCTTTGTGAAGAGTGTTGGGTTTTAAACCCATAATCTTAAAATAAATTTTTCTAGAGCGAATCCAGGGAAGAAGCGCAGCATCAACAACACGATTACCAATAATTCTGCGTAAAGTTGCTGATGCCATTATTCTGTTGACATATGCGCCTCTAATCTTTCTTGGATATAACCCCATATCAGAAAGATACTTTATGTTTGAGAACAATCCGCCCCTTCCATAAACACCGTATCCCCTTTCATAAAGATCTAGATCAGGATCAACGAATACGCCATCCTGCAATCTTCCAATCCAGTTCCATTGCCAGCTATTCCACAACCAAGCCCATTTAACGTCAAGGCGATTTGAATTTCCTAGCAATCTTAACCCATTCCATCCAGCTTTCCATTCGTCGCTTGATGGAGAAAGTTCCATACAACCAACGTTGTCAACCATACCATATGGATTTACTTTAACTGCTTCTGACGCATCTGTTTGTGTGATCCAAGAGGATTCTTCATAATCCAAATAAACATTATCGCCCTTTAACACAACATTCTTAGAAGAGTTTGCAGTAGTAAATGCATCAGTCAGGTCATTCTCTACATAAATCAATCTTATGTTGTTCTCATCAAAACACGGACGAAAGAGTTGAGAATCTGGGTCAACTGAAGCACAATAATCTGAACTGTTTGTATCAGATAAATTTTGATCTGATCCATCATCTACAATAATACCTACTTCTTCTCTGACATTCCCATCAGAATCATGCAACGAATCAATCTTAGCATCAAGCTCTAATAAACTTAAACTTGTAGATTCTGCGAGTGCGTCTAGTTTTGCTTCAAGTTTGGCAATATCTGCCATCGTATATCTTTTATGCTCAACTGGAGAAATTTTAAGATCTGTTGCATCTAAAGTATTTGCATTCATTAACACATTATACAAATCTAAAGAATTGTCTGGAGTCTTTTTGTATTGTGGATCTTGCGCTTGCTGACCCAACAGAACTGAAACACCACCATTTTCGTCAACTAAAATTTTATCTGCTCTTGGCAAATAATATTCTGTATTAAAACTTACATTAGAACCGATTCTTGGTTGACCAAATTCGTTGGTTGGCGTATTGCTAGCCAAAGGAACATCTGGACGAAAATCTAAATAATCGCGTAGATTGATTAATGTTCCATCAGAAAGTTTGTGCGTCGGAATATCTTTATAATCAATTTGACCGCTGTAAGAAGAAACACTATAGAAAGCATCGTCTGAAGTAACACTGTTTCTAGCAAAATATTTAAACTTGGTATAAACATTACCAGTCCAAGTGTACCCGTCATTTAGAATTAATCTTCCTTCGGTGTAATAATTATCCCTTTGTCCGTTATCTAATCTGAATACAGCATCTGCTGGTTCACCAGCGCTCGTACCTAATCGGACAGAATCTATCTCATAAATGTCATATTGACCCAACGGGAGATATTTAAATTCTCCTACAGTTGTCAATCCGCTAGTAACAGTTGTTTGCGTCAACGATTTTGGACGCGACTTAGTGTTTGTACTTGATTCTTGAACAAAATATAAAAGTACATGAGATTGGCTGACAGTCAATCCACTAATTTCATATGTGGCAGGATTATAACTCCACCCAGTTTCAAGTGTATTAGACGTATCGTTCCAAATAATCCACTGTCCCCAATCAACATAATCGTCGGGAGTGATATTTGCTAATTGTGCAACTCCTGTGCCGTCAGAATTAATTCTAACCGAACGAATACACGTTCTAGTAATTGTTCCACCATCAACAAGTTTTGGTCTTGTTAAAGGAAATTTAAACAATGATCCGTTTATTCGTGTATCAAGTAATCCACTAGTTCCAGCAATAGCAATATTAATGTTTCCGGTTCTTAAAGAAGTTGCTGCAGAAACAGAATAATCTGCATCCATTTCAACTTTGTAGACATACGCGCGAGCAAGAGTACTGTCAGAAAGATCGCGCTGAATTGCTCTAAGAATACATGTTCCTCTTTGATCGTTTCCAATATAAATGTTTACTGGAATATGTTGATAACTTCCAGCATTGAAAAACATAGTTTCGCCATCAGTAAGATTCAATGTTGCATCATATTGTATTTGGAAATAGTTACCATATGCAATACCGATAGATTCATCAGTTACTGGTTCAACATCTTGCGGTTTTGGTACTAACAAAACAGTTGTGGCAGTGCTTGCTCGGTGGCCATTAACATATGCCAATCCACCATCAACATGTAATTCTAATTTTGATGCATCTGCATCATGTTCTTGGTAAGAGATATTAAAAGGTGAAACAATATAGTTTCCGGATTCTTCTCTAGTTCTTTGTGCTAATTGCTCTTCTAGTTCGTTATAAGAGTTGTCTAAACTAACTTCTTCTACAATTTCGCCGTTCTCGATCCTAGCAATAAAAACAAACATATCTTGAGAAACAGTATCACTTTTCTCAATCAAAGTTAGATTAATTTGAAGTCGGTCCGCGCCAGGACTAGCAGTATTGACTACATCTCCTGCATTATCATATAAATCTTCGTCATCGTTTACAGTGATAATTTTCTCTTCAACTTTAAATCCAACAACAGCATCAACAGTGTTTGAATATTTCTCTAGGATTAATGATTGTTGTTGCGCATGTACAAAATGACCAGCAACAAAAAAATCACCTTCGCCGACGGTAAATTTAACACCAGAACCTGTAGCATTCGTTCCTACAGTTACAAAGTTTCCTCCAGTTCCAACAATAGCGATAATATTTTCGCTTACATCAAAAGTTTTATTTAAAGATCCATCGCCATCAATATATGCAATGTAAAGAGTATTATCAGCATCAAGAACTTCTAATACAGTTGCTTTAACTCCGCTGGTTTGCCCCTGATAAACATCCCCAACTGCAACACCAGAAAGATCAGCAGAATTAACCCGAACAAAATTATATAATGCTGTAATGTGATTGCCACCAAGAGAAACGGCAGCACCTTCTTTAAATACGTGCCCTCCAAATCTTGCCATTTCTTCTTGGATTATTGTCTGAACCTGCGTTAATTCTCTTGCTTGCAAAGCACGTCCGCTATTAAACAGAATTCGATGATAGTTATCTGATTCTGTCCAGTCGTCTTTGTAAGTAGATGACAGTGTTGCTTGGGTTAGATCTGTTGCCATGTGTTTACTCGCAATCTTGTATATTAATGATGATTCTTACATCATCGGTTTGACTTGTACTTCTAGTGTTTCCTGGTAAATTTTGTACGTTTTGAACGCTTAACAATTTTCCGCTCTGTACATCAATATCAGGATTATTTATTGCTGTAATTGTAGTAGATAAATTAGTTTGATATGTTATTGATCCGGTAGTAAACGGTTCATATCCAGTTGAATCTGATTGATAATAGTGTATTTTCCCTCCAGCATCAACATAAGAAACTAATGCTTCTGCAGTAGCACCTTGAGTTATCTTGTCATCCTCAAGAATACTGCCAACACTTGAAAGAGTAAATGACCTGGAAGCAGTTCCCGCATTTCCAGAAAATCTTGTTGTACTATTATAGTTCAGAGGATTCAACAACAAACCAAACTGTTTGTAATTCGCTAACGTTTCAATTGCATCTTGACCGCCGCTTGGTTCGTTTCCTTGTATATCTGCGCGAAACATCATATGTTTACTTTTTAAAGTTACAACTGGATCAGCATTTAATCCACCAAAGGGTGCTTGAATTGCTCTCAGAACGCAGTTTCCTGTAGATTTAACGGTAAACTGACCTTGAGAAGAATCATGAAGAATAAGTCCAGATCCATTAGAATCAAGGGTAACGTCAAACACTTGTCCATTAACTGAAGAAGTTATAAATCCCGTAAAAGAAGATAGAGAACTTAAAGGAGACGGTGTAATCGTTGGCGGAGAGGAATAACCATCTCCTCTAGACAATACTTGAACGCCAATGATTTCTCCGTTTATAGCACTATCTTGCAATGCTTTTTGCTGTATTTCTTCTGGAACAAATGGCGTATCTGATCTAATAGTTTTTACAGGTATCCAAGCAGAAGTTTGATATCTTGCTTTTGCTAAAGGACTAATTTTATATAAGAATCTCCAGATATAACCGTCAGCAGTTTTATATGATCTGGCAGGATTATGCGGATGAACTAATGCTTGATCAGCAGCAGTCGGTTCAACAATAGATTGTGCATAGGTTCCTAACGGACTTACGAGGTTATAAATGCAAACAAAAACCTCGTCATATTGGTTTACAACATAAAAATTTTCTAGATTTTCGTCTGTATCATTCCAGGGATTATATCTTGTTCCATATACCCAATCTACTTTGGGCACAACAAAAGAAGTATCTGTAACCCTTTTTAAGGACTGCATTCTATTTCTAAAATCTTTTTGCCCTTTTAAAGAATTATCAGGTTCTGGAACAGAGGTTGTCGTCCAATCTTCGCTTTTTCCTAACGCAATGAAGTAACGATTTCCACCAACGACACTAGTGTCGCTATCAAGGTATCGAAACATATGCTGCGAAAACTGACGGGATATATTGCTCATATTTTCTCTCTTAGATATTCACCTATTTATAACGTATTTGTGATTACTGCTCGATAAGTTGATCTTCCAGAATCAAATACCAAGATGTTGCTTCTTTGAGGAGAAATTGCTGATTCATCAGAAGGAACTACTGTTATTGCAATATAGTCGCCTTGGAAAGAAGACGGTTGAAATCCAACTAATGTCAAAACACCTGTTTGTGTGTTATAACTACCCATGTTTTCTTTTACGATTTTTCCAGTATTGTTACTAATAATATTAAGAGTAGAATATCCTTCACGATTAACAATCTTACATTCATCTCCGTCATAAGTAAACACTGTTGAAGTAACTATATCTCCACTGCCAACAAGGGATTCTTTAATTTGGGTTGGGAATTCTAATACATAATCTTTTATAACTGAAACGTCAGGAACAAATCTTTGGTGAATTAAAATTGCTGCTTGACTTGACAAAATTGAAGGATCTACATTATCTATGCCCGTAAGCATTTTTGACCTTCTAAACGATTTGTCAAACGTGCCCAAATTAGCATTAAAATATGATACAAGATAATTCTTAACATTAGTCTCAACCTGGGACTCTTGTAAAGAAGTTAATTTAGGATTCCATTGAAAAAACACATTAGTTTGAATATATGTTAATGTCGGGTCTGTATATTCGACATTAAAAGAAGCAACTGAGATATCTTTTGCTAATGTCTTAATTCCTTCTTTGACTATATTTTTTTCAACATTTGATACGTTATCAAAAAAATCTATTGACAGATAGACAGTTCCAAATTTTGCAGGAATATTGTCTTCCCCTCCCCACGCTTTAACCTCTTGAATATATCCTGAATAATTTCTTTGCGCAATAGCAGCATAATCTTCAGCAGTAACCATACGATTTTGCGCGGCATAAAGAAATGGAGCATTTTTTCTTATTGACTCTATTCCTTCTTTGTTTAATCCTCCGGCAGACTGAGCCAGAGTAGTAACGTTGACAGTCAATCCGTTAAGGGTTGATGAAGGAAGAAAAACCCTACCGCCATTTGCAGAAGGTCCTGAAGTTGAAAAATACTCAACCTCTATTTTACTTCCTGGGGAAGGTGCTCTACCCAAATTAGTTCCATTACCAAAAGTGAGTTCAAAATTGCCATTTGGTGCTTCTTTTAGAACATAAATAGTAGAGGTAGAATTGATTGATGTTGCGTTGTATATGCTAGTGTATGTTACATATTCCGAAGAAGAAGGAGTATCATACACTCGTATCGTAACTGAATCTAAATCTAAAGAAGAATCTTGAATTACATAAGTATCTTCTTCTGAAGAATTTCCTGCAATAAAAATTTTAGTTCTTGTTGATCCTTCATATAATTTAATTTTTGTATTGCCCAAAGTGTCTTTAAACGTATAGACAGTTCCGACAGCATCGGACAAAGAAGCAGTTAATACTTCTCGTGTTTTAAACGTATATGCTTTGTTTTCAACTAAGCAAGAAAATCCAAATCCTGCAGGCATAACTATTTCAACAGGAGAGGTTGCGTCAGTAACTTTTAATTCTACCACAGCAACAGAAGATTTTTTTGAACCAGGAATATATCCAACAGTTTCTGCCAAACCAACGACAGAAGACCTAAGTTGTGCTGTACTTAAAAAAGATTCGTTTAACGCATAATTAGCAATTAATCCGTTATAATGTGTATTGTATGCAAGAACATCAAGCAAAGAAGATAAACCAGAACCTTCAAAATTATAGTCAGAAAATTCTGATGTTTGATTTAATGCGATTTTTAGATTATTTTTAATAGAATTAAAATCTAATCCAGTCGATTTAATAATTGTTTTTGCCATTTATCTTAGTCCAGAAATGGTTGTATCTATTACTTCGGTTCTAGCAAAGTTTCTAACACCAAATTCAACTCGAACATTAACAGAATAATTATCTTCATTTGTTTCAACTTTTACTGATTTAAGAATCGCTCTCGGTTCATATTTGGTCAAAACTCGAGTAATCCTTTCTCTTATTTCAAAATCGGAATTTCCTACAGTCAAATCAAAAAGTAATGCCTGCAATCCTGCCCCAAAATCTGGAGCAAACGGTTTGTCAAATGCTCCGCATTGAAGAATGTTGCTGACAGATTGCCTAACAGCTGCAGCATCATTCTTTTTATACACATCACCAGTATCTTCAAAAATTGCCATAGAAAGATCTATGTCTTTATAGATGTTTCCAACAGCTACTTTTATGCTACTGGATAAGTTTCCATCTTGTGCAGATAATATTTTTGCCATTTAGAAATCCTCTTTTGTTATTTATACGTCTCGAGGAAGGATTTCTACTAAATCTGCTTTAGATTGTAATTCACCATTAAACCTGGTCTCAACTTGTCTCGCAAACGAAACTTCATATGAATGCGGAATTTCAGGAATTTGTAATACAATCTGAGAAGTTAATCTACCACTTATGTCATAGGTATCATAATCTAAAATAATTTTATCATAATCAATGTAATCTTTCCAATACACAGCAAGATCAAAAGTTTTACTTTCATCTGTGACACCATCACGATTTATTAATTGGTAAACGATTGCTTGTCCAGTTCGTTTTAATGCGTTTATACCTGTTGGTTTTTCACCAACATATTCAGCAATCAAAGTGTTTTTAACTTCAATTGTTTTGGTTTCAGACTCAAGTTGAGCAATTACAGCGTCATATTGTTCAGGATCAGCAAGTTGTACTGCTAGTGCTTGTTGTTCTTCATATGATAAAGATCTGGTGACTTTTTTTGTAGTATCGCCGACGGAATACTCAAATTGTGGAGTTGGTTCATAAATACCTTCAGAAACAATCAATCTATGATAACGAAACGCAGGAACATCAACAATTGATCTCATTGCTTGCGCATGAACATATAAATTTCTAGCGATCTGCCTTCTATCTGCTTCTCCAGTAAAATCTTCATTATAAAGTTTTTCAAATTGAGTGCCTGATCCTCTCGATCCTAAAAATTTAGCACAAGTAATTCCTGGTGCTAATTTAGTTGCTGAAGAAATAACTATCTGAAGATTAGGATTATAATTTGGATCTACGGGAATAATCATTTAGTCTTAAACCTCTTGCTTCTATTATCTGACGGATTATTTCCAATCAGAGTTTCACCGAACCTTATAGTTCCGTTTTTATTTGCTGTTCTACCAATATTTGGCGGATTTGTTCTTGTCCAACTTTTTGACAGTCTGGATTCAGAGATTAATTTATCAATCAATTCCCCATTGTTTCTCCACTGTTCGTCACGAAGTTTAGATCTGACTTCATGTATGTTTGGATTTTTAATAAATGCTCCTTTATAATCGTCAATCAAACGAATGGTATCGTTATAATCTTCAGCAAAATCTAGTTTATAAATTCCTGCGCCAGTTGTTTGTAATACCAAATCAACAAATAATCCTAATGGAGGATAAGACTTAGGATTTTCGGGTTGAACTGGAGTCGGATATGGAACTTTAATTTCTGGTACAACTGGACCAAGAAGTCCATTAAATCCTAATGCAGCAATTTGTGCTGCAATGAGCGCCGAAGTAATTCCCGATAAATCCGAATTTCCTGCATTTACAGAGGATGTACTATAAGTAGAAACAGATGCCCAATCAGCTTTAACTGCATGACCAGAGGCACCCGATTTGATAGCATAATCTGCTTGTTGCGCACTTCCAATTAACTTACCATAAAAGTTTGCATTACTGCTTCCAAAATGTCCACCTTTAGTTCCTTTAAAAATAGATCCATAATATTCAATATCATCACCGCCGATAGAACCTTTTTTTCCTATCATAGACAAGTTTTCTGCTGTAACTCCAAATTTTTCGGTAGCTACTGTTATTTTTCTTTCAGAAGATATCCTCATTGTATCAGAAGAAGCAATGTCAAATTTACCATTAACAAAATAACGAACATCGTTTAGAGTGTTAATAATTTGTTGATCACCAATAGTCATGTTATCAACAAATCCAATTCGAGTATCTCGAGATCCGCGAATAGTTTGTTGTTGGTCTCTGTCAACAATAAAATTATTTCTTCCTTTTACTTCTTCGAATTTATCACCAGCAACATTTATGTTCCAATTACCGCCAACGTCTAAGTTAAAATCGCCATCAACTCTTAGGTTTAAATTACCTTTATAAACAAGATCTGCTTGTCCCTCAACAATAACAACATCATCGCCACCAGTAAGAGAAACTTTTTTATTTTTGGTAGAGAAAACTAAACTGCCGTCAGCACGAAGTTCTATGCCTGAACCAGTTCTGTGTTTAATTAAAATTCGTTCTCCGCCAGGTGTATCGTCTATTTCTATGCTATGTCCAGATTGCGTTTCTTGAACCTGGTTGTATGGATACTGAGAAGGAATTTGATCAGCAACTGAAGCATCAACCCCAAAATCTCCACCAGAATGCCAAAGTTCGTTTATATTTTCTCCTCTGGCAGTTTTAGAGATCCCTGGTCCATAGAAATAATCTCTTTTAGGATATTCTCCGGAGGCATCTGAAAACCCGTCCTGAGGAACACCACGAGTTTCTTCTAAACCAAAAAAATCCAGCGTTCTTTGTTTAAACGAATCTTTTTTATTTGTCATCGTAAATTTCTCTTTTTATTCAACTCAGAAATTGAATATGGTCCTTCTTTTGAAGGATCTTTGTAGACAGATCCCTTTAAGAATTTTGCTTCGACGTATGAAATAACATCAAATCCAGGATCTTTTTCTATAGGATCAATATCTTTGTGTCCGACAATTTGCCCATTTGGTATTTTTTTGTAAAAAGCAGAACAAATATAATCAAAACTGTTTAATTGACTTCTGGTTAGTGATTTTGCTGATACAAAATTTTCTGGATTTAGAGTTCCGGAAGAACAGTTTAATCCACCAACAAATACTACTCCTATGGTGTATTTATTTCTTCCCACAGTATGTTCGCCCTCCTCGCCCAAAGGTCTACCTCTTTGAATTGAACCGTCTCTTCTAATGATTAAATGATAACCTATTTGATTCATTCCAAGGTTTTTATGGTATTCTTCAATTTCTTCAGAACCTATGTTTTTATTAGTATATGTTTCTGTCCAATGCACAACCATTTCAGAAACTTCTCGCTCCATAACTTTAAATTCTGCTTCAAGTTCTTCGACTGAAGAAATGTAAGAAAAATCTTTTTTAGATTGTCCAACAATGTATGGATCAGAAAATACAATCTCAGATATTTCTGGTTTGCTTGCAGTTGTTATACTGCTATCTACCGATTTTAATGTAGAATATATTATATCATAACTTTCTTCAGAATATTTCGAGACAATAATAACTGCCCTAGAAAAATCTTGTACGTCTCCCTGAGACAAATCTATTACTTCATTTAATTCTGTATCTGGAATTGTCGGAGCAATTTTTTTAATGTTGTTTATAATTTCAGAGGCGAGTTTAATGTTAAGTCCTTCCAAAACACCTCGAGGAGAATTATTTGCGAGTTTTGTCGAAATTACTCTTCTATATTCTTCAGCTCTTGCTGTAAGTTCTGACTGATTGGCAGAAGCATTTTGTAATGAGTTTAAAAGGTCTTGCGACTCTTTAAAATCAGACAATTCCTGAATTTCTTTTTCAAATCCTTCTTGGTTAATAGTTGCTTGTTGATCTTCACTAAAAACGGTCGTTACATCTGTTTTTAAAGAATTTAATTCTGCAATTCTAGCATCATAATCACCAGATGGTGACTTGGATTCGTTGCCTGCTCCAAGGTTTTGTCCAGTAGATAATACTTGAACGTAAATATCGTCACCATTGAGATCTAACACATTAGTATAATTTGTCGCACTAGCTTTTGCTTCTTGTAAATTTGAAATTTGATCGTCTATAAAACTATTTGCAGCATTAGCAATGTCTAAAGCAGAACCTTTAGCACTAATTGTTCCTTGAATTTTATCTACTGCACCTTTTAATCCTGAAATAGATCCTTTTAACAAAAATTTCTTAAGATCTGCCGGATCTTCTTCTCCCATTCCGGTTATTCTATTAAGAATAGATTCTAAGTTTTGCTCACCATCATCAGGTTCAATTCCAATTGAGTCGGGTAAACTAGTCTCTCCATTGGGAGCAGTTCCCCACGTAATTTTTATAGTATTATCGGTTTTAGTGCTCAAAGCATTAAGCAAAGTTACTGAGGCAATAACATTTTTAATTTTATCTAAAGCACTAGTTTCGCCGCTGAGCATACCAGCAACATCAGTATTCTGTATAAGGTTTTTTACATCATCAAATTGAGACGTAAGAGACTCTATTCCTCCAAGAACTTGTCCAGCTGGAGTTGCTGCTAAAGCAGTTTCTGCTAAATCTTTTGCTTGCTGCTCTACTTGCTCTGCTTTATCTGTTACCGCATTATATTGACTTTGAGCTGTTGATTGTAATTCGCTTTTTACTTTTTCTGTGCTCATAATGCGATAACCTCATCATATGCATTTTGCGCATTTAATTTTGCGTTAAGATTTATGTTGCCAATATAATATTCTGAAATAACATCAGCAGCATCATCGACTTTAATTTTTTGTAACATTTTTCGATTTGCTTTTGAATATTCATTCCGTAATTCATACAGAACAAATTTTAATTGGGCAGAATACGAAATATAATTTTCTGGTGGTTGTAACGAATTACAAAATAATTGCAAATTGGCAATTCGCAATTTATCCCATTTAGCAATTCCCCATTTTTCTGAATTTGCTTCATATAACAAATAATTGGATGCTTTTTCTAAATTCCCTACAATCGCTGCTGCATGTACTAAAGAATATCCATTGTCAATAAAAAATTTCATTCCTTGATGTCTTCGTAATTGATTTGTAGATTTTATCTCAAAATTATCTTTCATTTCAAATGAGACAGCATTAGTAAGTGTCGTTTGGTTAATAAAATAATTTTCCTCAGAAGAATATATAATATTTTTTTGAGTATTCGATGGGTATTCGTCCCTAGGAATTGAACCTAAAATTAATGGTGATTGAGAAGATACTCCATCAACAAAAACACCAAAAACTTGAGCGCCAGGTAAAAGTTGCGGAATTTTTCCAATTCCAGAAACACCACCTTCAGTTGAAGGAATTAACACTGATGCCCAAGGTAAATCGGATTCAGGAACGAAATTTGTTTGTTCATTGTGAACACCATAAATTCTAACTTTAACTTTACCTTCCAACCCGTCAGGAGGAACAGAATTAACAACGACACCAACGAACCAACGAGTATCATCGCCATAAAATTCTTGTTGTAAAATTTTTCTTCTTATCTGTTTCATTCTATTGCCGATTCAGGAATTATAGGTTTATTTGCCGGAAGATCGTCTATTTTTATTGCTGAAAACGAAGTATTTGTTTCGGTCTGACTCATATCGTGTCTAACAGCAGTAAGCAGATAATCTCCTGATCTCCTTTTGTCTATCATCCTAGAAAGGTCTGTAGTTGGTTGACCAAGATCATTATTTAAGAAAATCATCCTGATTTTATTAGCAACAGACATTCTTGTCATAAAAAACATAAAAGAATCAACTAGAACGTCCATTGGGTTTCTGCTAAGTATCAATTTAACAATTTCGCCCTTCATTTTCAATTTTTCATTATCTTCGTGATAATTCAAAGATTCAGAATAAGTTTTTCCTAAACTAACCTGATAAACTGTAGGAGATTCGTACTGATCCGCTAATTTATCGTTAAATGTTAAATAAGGGTCAATTGACCCAAGCATATATTTAGATTGTATCAAATTATCTACAACAAACTGATCTAAAATGTTTCTTCCGGAAAAATGAGTTTTTTCCGCTATTCCATTATCTAAATTTATCGCAGTGTATGAAGATCCAAACCCGCCTCTTTCTAAAAGACTCAATGTTGGGTCGGTTTTCATTTCTTTAAATTTTTTGATGGTTCTTGACTTTTTTAATGGGTCATTAAACGAATCGCTCGATGCTTTTGTATAATTAAGAGGAAAATTTACGTTTATTGGTTGCGATTTCATAACTGCTTCTAAGTTAGTCATTCTTAATGCATTTTTACCAAACAAACTAGAATATAAGTGATATGGAAATCCTGATTTAGAAGTTGCTCTTTGTTTCACCCAATTTGCTGCATCTAGAGGCGTCATATAAGGAACAACAATTTTTCGACTGCCTTGGGCAGTTTCTTCAAACAAATATCTATGTAATTGAAGTCCTAATTCTGATGAAACAATTCTTTCAACGATTGTGTCAAGTGTTCCTGTATATGATCTGCTAATTTTGTTTGATTGACTAACAAAAACATGTTCTTCAACAAGATTAATTAATATTGCGTCTGATCTGTCAGTTAACTCTAAACTAGCATCTATGCTTGCAACAGCATAATATTTTTCAGATATCACCTTATTGTTTTCTAGATCACTAATTGAAATTTTAAAGAATTCAGTTCCTTGACCAGCAGCCATTCCCCTAAAATTAAAATCGTCTACAAGAACTAATGATGCGTGCACATACGGCTTGTTTATTTCTTCATAAAAAGATGCTTCAATTATGTTTGGCGTAACATTTATTGCTGCACTTTCAGTTGTCCCTGAAGAAAATAACAGCACTTCAGATAGCGCATATGTACTTGCTAGCATGACTATCCTCTAATAAATCGATTAAATTCTGCAGAAATTTTTGATACAAAATCTTGTTTTATAACCTTTATTTGTTTTAACGAATTATTGACATTAATTAAATTTTCTTCATTAGTTATTGGAATTTTAGTTCCAAAATCACAAACACCTATTATGTTTTCATCTGTGTCAATAAAATGATGTGTACCATTTTTTTGTTTGACTAAATCAGTAATTTTTATTTCATTGCTTCCATCTGCATATTTTATAAAGTCATAATTTTTATCGAGTGTCGCATTTGGCGCATTAACAATTAATTCGCCTGTTTCTAAATTCTTACTAATTATTGTACCATCTATTTCAGCAGCCAAACTATCAACAATTTTTATTTCTGTTCCAGCAGGATATAACTGAGAAACAGTTGAAACAAGAGAAACAGCAGAATCTAATGTATCTAAGTTTGTCACTATAAAATCTGCTGCCCAATATGGGTATGCAACATCAGAAAATTCGTATAGATCTTGACTTGTCATTGGCCAACCTTGTTCTCTCAGATTATCATTCATCAAAAAGAACGTCCAATAGTATTCTGTGGTCCCGTACAATTTGTAAGACAAACTATCTGGGCGATCAAAATCTTGTATTTCATAATAGGAATATGTTGTAATATTATCTTGAACTCTGTCAATCAAATCAGCATAAGAAGACAATTTGTGAAACATTGCTACTTCAGAGCTGTCTCCGAACTGATATCCTATGACTGGAAAATTTTTAAAATAATTTGCCATTAGTATCCACCTTCTAATGCAATTTTAGCACGATCCAACGTGATTACTTCTTGAAAATCTAGAGAAATTTCAGTTTCAGAAAAATATCCGCCTCTTAGCATACCGTAACCCGTAGGATTGTATGCAGTGTTAAATGATCTCAAATAACAAGGTAATAATTTGTGCGGCAGATTTTTATTTCTAAACAACATAGAAATGTCAAAGACGTTTGGATATATGTACCCAACAGGAATGTCGCCAACGCTTACTGTCTCGGGATACATGTTAACTCGAAAGAATTTTACAATATTTTCTATTTCTCTCGCTTCTCTTTCGCTAGTTGGTACCAATTTAAAAGTAAATGTGAAATTTCGTAATTGTACGTTGTCAAATAAATTTCTGATGTTGGGGTTTGTACTTATTCTTGCGGCAGAACTTGCTGCATCTCCTAGTTGTCCACCAAGTAGAGGTATTTGCTTAATTCCGCTTAAAATTAGAGAAGATATTTCTTTACTTTGTTTTGTTTCGCTAAAAACTGCTCCTGTCGCTGAACCAATTGCTCTTAAAGTGTTTGTTGTCGCTCCAACAGGACTTGTAATTCCAGATTCTGCAAATCCACCAATCATTCCTAGTGATGCACCACTATAATTCATAATATCTGAAATTCGAATATCTTGAGGAAGAGGCAAAGAAACACTTCCGACTATCCTCCCTCCAGACAACAAATTTTCAATAACTATCGAACGTTTATCAAGTTCTCCGTTAAGAAAATCGTCAATTGCTTTAGATCCAGCTTCTTTTATTTTTTCCATCACTATTTCTGCTGCAGCACTAGCAGCTGCAACTTTATCTTCGAGATTTTCACCACTAACGTCTGATGGAGGATTTATTCTCTTTTTTTCGTCTTCGGTTAGCTCGATTCCGAGAACTTTTAAGAATTCAGTAATCGATTCAGCCGTTCCTTCATAGTTTCCTTCAAGCCAGTTCATATAACCCGTAGTGGCTTGACTTACTGCCTCAAAAGTTTCTCCAAAAAAACTACTTAATTCAACACGTTCTATTTCTCTAGCGGAGAAACGGATAATTCCAGGAAAAGATATTTCATTGCCGCCTAACTCGAGAGGATAATAATACCTTTCAGATCCAAAATCCCTTGTGTTTGTTATTTGTTTGTATTCTGCTAAAGTTGGCGCTTCTGTAATAGTAGTTGGATTGGAAACTACTTTTTCTTCCGAACCTGGGTCTGCGAATGCCATATTTCTTCCTAATAAATAAAAATTTATTGTACTTGTTATTTATATGGCATATTCTGGAAAATACAGAATTAAAAATGTTTCAAAATACAAAGGGGATCACACAAGGGTCTTCTATAGGTCATTGTGGGAAAAATATTGTATGATGTTTTTCGATACAAACGAATCAGTTAAGCAATGGTCTAGTGAAGAAGTCATAATAACGTATTTTTATGAAGCAGACCAAAAGTATCACCGATATTTTCCAGATTTTAAGGTTACTTGGTCTTCGGGCAAAACTTCTTTGATAGAAGTTAAACCTCTCAAAGAAACTAAACCTCCTCAGGGAAAAAGAACTAAAAGATTTATAAATGAAGCATATACTTTTGTAAAAAATCAAAATAAATGGAATGCAGCGTCAAAATACTGCAAAAAAATGGACTGGACTTTTGAAATTTGGACTGAAAACGAACTTGATCGATTCGGAATAAAACCCAAATCAACAAAACCATTGAAACCGTATTCAAGGAAAAAAACATGAGTTGGAATTACGCTGTATTAGATGATTTTTTAAAAAAAGAACACGCAGATTATTGTTTGCAATTTTTAGATCAAATTGAACTTACAGATCAACAAATGTACACCAAAAAGATGGTTTTCGACAGAAAAACAAAAGAAACAAAGGGGTTTACATTACTCTCGTTTGATAAAAATAAAAAAACACCAGATATTAAAAAATTTGAACCTAAAGAAGATTTTTTAGGTTTAACACACGTGTTTACGGAGATTATGAACGATAAAACAGAGATACTAAAAAATTTATTGCATATTTTAAATCCAGGAAAAATAAAAACAGTAGACGGCATTTCTTTGCAATTGTCTAAGATAGGAAAAACATTTCATTACGAAAAACATAATGATATTCCTTGGAAAATATTGAGCACAGTAACTTATCTTGGAGAAAAAAACAACGGGACTAATCTATACAACGATAGATCTAACGAAAACCCAGACGAGTCTGTTGTTTGGAAACATAACAGGTGTCTAATATTTTCTAGGAACGAAAACACCTGGCACGACTTTAAAGCAGACGGAAACTCTGCAAGAAGCACTTTAATAATAAATCTCGTCGATTCTTCCCATACAATATAAATACATTCATGAGCAACCTTTTTCAAACTATAGAGCAAGAAGCATTTCGCGCGGGGATAACTCCGCGTACGAGACAATCACGCGAATGGTTTCGTAGAAAATTGCAGTCTATGCAATCTGTAAACAGAAGAGCATTAATGAGAGAAGGCGAACTGTCTAGAACTAACAAATCTGCTGTCGGCGGAATGTATATGTTTTTCTACGACCCGAAACTGAAATCCAAATTGCCATATTGGGATAATTTCCCTTTAGTGATTGCAGTACAACCTGCTCCTGGCGGTTTTCATGGATTAAATCTACACTATCTCCCTTTGACATTAAGAGCAAAATTTTTAGACGGATTAATGGACATAACCAACAACAACCGTTGGGACGAATCTACCAAATTTGGTGTTTCATATCAATATATGAAAAAAGCAGCTAAAATGAAATACTTTAAACCTTGTTTTAAGCATTATCTTACAGCACATATTGAAGGAGATATGGCAAGAGTCCCCGCACCAGAATGGGAAATCGCTGCGTTTCTTCCAACGGCACAATGGTCAAAAGCTGATCAATCTGAAGTCTGGGCAGACTCTAGGAGAACAATCAATGGCGTTTAAACCTGCCTCAATCACAGAATTAAGTGGACAGATTTCCGCTGGCGGTGGTATCGCTCAACCAAATTTATTCTATGTAGAATTACCAGGAGGAATCTCTGACGTTTCTACTAAAGAAATGGGTTTGCTTTGCAAAGAAGTTGAATTACCTTCAAGACAAATTACCACAGTAGATAGATTGCATTGGGGCGCACAAAGAAAGGTTGCATATGGTCATTTGACCGACTCGATAAGCATGCGATTCTTGGTTTTAAACAATGCTTCAGTAAGACGTTACTTTGAAACATGGCAAAATTTAATTGTGCCTGGTGCTGACGGTAGTAGGAATTACGACGAACAACAAGTTGTTGGATTTTACAATGACTATGCAAAAACTATAAAGATTCATCAGCTAAAGAAAAATTTTGAATTATCTTTATATTCTAAAAAGTTTGACTTACCTCTTCCAAATTTTGTTAAGAACTCTTTACGAAATATTGGTGGATTAAATTTCAGTAATAATTTGTTTGCTTTAAATATTGGAGTTGATGGGATTAATGCCGGATTTAGTATAGACGGCAATGCTTCTTATGTGTGTACTTTATATGAAGCATATCCTTCGATGATAAACGCAGAGCAATTAAGCGACGATCAAGGCAACACATTAGAAATGTACAGTGTACAATTCACGTTTAGAAACTGGTCAGGCGCAGCATTAGATGACAATAACCCTATTTCTAGAATACGAAACGAAATTGAAAGAGGCATCGGACAACTTAGAGATAAAGTAGAAGATACAATTAAATCAAAAGCGAGAAAACTTTTAGACAAAATTTAATGGAGTAAATTATGGCGTTGCCGCGATTAAATGATGTACCAAAATATACAATGACAATTCCTTCTTCTAAAAAGAAGGTCAGATATAGACCGTATCTTGTTAGAGAAGAAAAAGTGCTTATGATGTTTAGTGAGTCCCAGGATATTAAAAATGGGATTGATTCTATCGTAGATCTTGTTTGTACTTGTTTAGAGGAGAATATAAACCCCAGAGAACTAACAACGTTTGATGTGGACTATATGTTTACTCAAATACGATCTAAGTCTGTAGGAGAAACTGCGGAGTTTCAGGTAGCATGTTCGAGTTGCTCTGATATGAATGACTATGTTGTTAATTTGAGCGAACTTTCTATTGATGCTCCGAAGTTTAAAAAGAAAGTTAAACTGACAGACGAGTATAGCGTAGAATTGAAATATCCTTCTTATGTAGATTTGCATTATGAAGAAGACGGAACCCTTGATCCGATTAGTTGGGTTTCTGCTTGTATTGAAGCAGTTTGTAGTAAAGAAGAAAGGACAACATTGGTAGATGAACCGAGGGAAGAAATAGAAGGGTTTGTTGGCGGTTTAACTTCTGATCAATACAGAAAAATCATACAAGAAATTCAAGATCTTCCTACATTAAAACACGAAATGCATTTTGTTTGCCAAAAATGCGGAGAAGAAAACAACCAAATATTAGAAGGCGTTCATAATTTTTTTTAGTGTGCCTCTCTCATAATACGTTAGTCGAATATTATCGAATGAATTTTTTAATGATGGAAAATCACAAATATTCGCTAACAGAAATTGAAAATATGTTACCTTGGGAGAGAGAGGCATTTATTTCTTTGTTAATACAACACGTTGAAGAACGTAAACAAAAACTAGAACAAATGCAAGGTAAGTAATGGCAACTATAGACGATCTAAATCAAGGGCAAGACGAAACTACCCAAGAAATCAAAAAATTAAGAGAAGATTTCAAAGCGTTTCTTCGAAACGAGCAAGAAAACAAACTTGCAATGCTCGAAGCTATGCGCGAGAAAAAACGCGAAAGAGAAGATCGTCCTTCAATTACTAATATTTTTAACAAGTCTAAGAAGGAAGATGATGCTTTTTCTGCGTTTAAAATGCTCGGAGGACTTGCTAAACTTTTAGCAGGGGCAGCGGCAAGTCTAGCGACTGCTTTAACTTTGGCAAAACTGCTTAGACCCGGAGTTGCTACACCAGACCCTTTGTCCACAATGACTCCACAACAAATATCTGATCTGCAATCTAAAGTTCTTCCCGGAGCGACAGATGCTGCCATCAATGCTGGTACAGTTAGAGCTGCAGTAATTGTTGGATCTAAAGGAGTAAATGCAGGGCGAATCGCACTTCAAAAAGCATCAGAGAAAATTAGTACTGCCCCGAAAGTAGTACAAGAAGCGATTCCTGAACAGAAATCTCGCCTCGTTACTAAAAGCGGAACAGCATTTACAAAACCAGCAGTTCCCGAAGTATTAAAAGAAGCAGCATGGACAACAAAAGCAACAAAGGCAATCGGTCAAATATTAACATCTGATCTTCTCGCTAAAGTTGCCGCAAAATCAATTCCTGTCGCAGGTGCTGCTGCAGGATTTTATTTTGCGTTTGAAAAATTAAAACAAGGCGATCTCACAGGTGCTGGCTTGGAAGTTGTTTCTGGAGTTGGTGGCGCTGCTACAGCAATTCCTGCAACTGTTGCGACTATAGCAAGAGATTCTTATATGTCTGTTTTTGGATCAACACCAGAAGGAGATTCATTAGTTATTGGACCCGCTGAAGTGCAAAACCGAATGGAATGGATTTATGGTGAAGTCTGGAAACAAATGCAACAAAAACTAACATTTGCTGACGAAAATCAAGTTCCTACTCCTAGTATGAAAAGTCTAAAACAAGGCATTCCTTCTAGTGCTAATCTTCGTGATGCATCTCAAATAAGACTGGGATCAACTCCCGCTCCTGCGACGAGCGCTGCATTATCCTCATCAGACAATATGGTGTACAACACAACGGTCGGTGCTCCTGCTATGTTAGCAGCGTCTGGGGGAGGAGGTGTAAACGTCGTTGCACCGACTACAGTTAGTTCTGGAGGGACTTCTGAAGCACCGATATCAATTAATCCTACAAGGCAACAAGTTGGAACTGGATTAGACGATTTATCCAGTTCTCTTGTTCCGAGTCTAGTATAAAAAAGGGGACCGAAGTCCCCTTAGTAATTGTTTTGGTGATTTTAAGTGCTTGTTACAACGCGCCACAGCACTCCTGTCTAGCAGGATACCCAAGGTGATCAACCCACGCGTTTAATTCCACTCATTTTCCAACCAGGCATTTAGATCTGCTTTCTTTTTATCAATAGCACGTTTTTCTTCTGCTTTCGCATAGGTTTTCCCTGCTAAAGTATCGTCAATCATCTTTCGTAAATGATCTGCTGCAGTTGTTCCGTTTTCTATGCACCAAATTCTAAATTTTCGGTGCGTTTCTTCGTCTAACCTAAAGTTGGTCAATACAGTTTTAGCCATTTAGTCCTCTTCTGCTAATTTAGCAAAATACGACATTGCATCGTCTTCATCGTCGCCAGAAATTTCTGGTGCTGGTGCTGCTTTAGCAACAACAGGTTCTTCCATCTGCTCAAGTTCAGGATGATAACCTTGATTATTTGCTTCGCCAAGAACCATCAATAATCGTGCTTGTAATTCAGCATACGACTTATAGTTCTCTGGATCAGTAAACTCGTTGAGGTTATGTAGAGATTCGTAAATACTTTCCAGTTCAGAATCATCTTCTGATAAAACAGAAGGAGAAGAGAACTCGGACTTATCGTAATTACGATATCCTTCTACGTTGCGGATCTTCAGTTTAAATGAAGCACCTTCCCAAAAGTCAAAAGGATTGATTGGATCTTCGTCAGCAAATTGTGGTTGCATAACATCCATAATTTTGTCGAAGATTTTTTTACCGAAAGTGAATAGCATTACTTTGCCTTCATTTTCGGGATTAGCAGGATCTGATTCAACCAGAACATTTGCTACATAATGCAATCGACGCTTGCGCTCACGAGCAATTTCTTTATCACGTTCATTACCAGAGTTCCAAAGTTTGGAGTTTGATTCTGAAACGGGATCCTGTTGACCAATAGAAGTCAATGACTTTTCGATGTACCATTGACCAGTTGGTCCTTTAAATCCATGATCCCAATAACGAACCCATGGGAGTTCATTACCTTCTGCCGCAGGAAGAAAACGTAGTACGGCATAACCATTTCCTGCCTTGTCGACAGTAGGTTTCCATTGACGCTCATCTGCGTAGGATTTTTGGACTTTCTGTTCGCCGTCACCTGCCGCTGCGACAAGTTTAGCGATTGAGTTTGCGCGATCGCGCTTTAGTGTTGCAAAAGACATAAGTATTACCTCGTATTACATTGTATGTTTAGTATGTTTTATTATCCACAAAATTCATCATATAGAAGTATATAGTACATAAATTCTTTTTAGATGTCAAGTGGTAATTTGTTTGACTTTGGAATAAAGTTTAATTGTTTTGCTTCTTCTTCCAAATGTAGTTCGATTGATTGAGAAATAAATTTCTTGATGTCTTCAATCTCAAGATTTAATTGTTCGCAAAGGTGAACAATAGCATCAATATATGAGAGCTTTTTAGTAAGAACTTCTTTCTCTACCAGCATAGAAAATTTCTTTTTAGTTATCATAATTCCGTCTAAATTCATTCCCATATTCCTTGTATGTCTGGATAGTAAAATCCCTTTGTTCTTTTTACGTTACCTTCATTATCATAAGCAAGAGATTTAACAACCCACATAATTTTACTTTCTCGTTTCTCGCCAAAACGACTATCATTCCAAATCCCAGTTCTTAGATAGTTTTGCATATTTGCGACATATGTTAAAGCAGTTTGATAACGAATTCTTATGTTTATATCGTTCGACTCAGCATCATGTTTAGAGTTTTGAAGATATGCTTTCCAAGTATCAATCCAACCTTTGACTTTATCTGGATGTAGAAAATAGTCCGGTTCTCTATTTGAAACTGATTCGTGTATTGCAGGGTCAGGAGTATTTTTACGTTTTAATTCTTCTGCCCGCATCAACAAAGGAAAGAGATTTTTTCTAAGACTATTATAAATCTTTTCTGGTATAAAACCAAGTCTAACTGCTTTCCAACCATGTTTACCAAAAGAAATTAGATACACGTCTGGTATTATCTCAACTGCTTCACGTACATCCCAACCAGAATATTCTCGCAACCATTTTTTTAACCAATGAAGATATTCTCTATCTGTTATTTCGTGGTGTACAAATTCTTCACAAGCAACAAAAGCAGCAAGTTTTTCTTCTTCGGTATTAGCAAGTTTCAACTTGTCCCAATTAGGTTCTGGGACAAGGGTCTTCTTTTTCTTAGGGATAAAAGTGCCTTTTTTCTTTTTAGGCATTTCTTAACTCGTCGTTGATATCTACAACTGCGTCCAATAGAGGACTTTCTTTCGCAAGATTTCTCAACGCAGAAATGTCTTTAGGAAGACAATGTCCGCCATATCCAAACTTACCATCTGGTCCGGGAACCTGAGTGTGAGACCTACCAATCCTTGCATCCATACACGCAAGATCAACCATCTGGTCAAATCCTTCAAACCCAAGACTATGATATATTCTATACATCTCGTTAAAGAAAGTAACTTTGGTCGCTAGAAAACAATTCTCAACGTATTTAGCAAACGCTGCTTGTTCTAGTGTCCCGTATTTAACGTCTTTCAAATTAGGCAAACACGCTCGAAAAAATTCGTCCCACCAACGACAATCATCACCACCGTAAATAGCAAATGTTTGGTTAAGAAATTCTTGAGTTGGATCACCATGCGCATGACTGCCTCGCAGAAACTCGGGTGAGTAAGTATAACTGCCTTTGAATGCTTTGGCGTATTGACTCAACCAAACAGGATCTACTGCCGATTTAATCAAATACTTTGTATCTCCGTATTTTTGAAAGACTTCTTTGACATGATCGGTATTACATGTACCATCCTTTCTCATAGGTGTCGCAACACAAACTACTACGCCATCTGGTGTGTCAAGAAGTACCGGATCAACTTCATATCCTTTCGCATGATCATCAATAAAATAATCAATTTCGCCTGGATGTTGTATCGTTGCCTCTACAACTGCCTGTCCAACTGGACCATAACCAGCAACTACAATTTTCAATTCAATACTCCAAGCGTCCAATTTTCTGCAGTGTCTTCTGCATACTGTTCACTATGATTAGTAACATCTACTGTTTTGATATATTTTTTATTTTCGTACAGTTCTACCATAAACCCCTTTTCGCTTTTCACTACAACGCCTTCACGTCTACCGTCAGCAGAAAAATATCGAGAAAGTTCTTCTGTGATAATTCCTCGTTGATGTTCGTGTTTCATATTTTTACCTCCGAATATAAGATCCCATTGAATATCGAATTCAGACTGGGATATTTCCATTGGACGCCTCTTGCTGCCCTTTCCGTTCATAATCTTGCCACCATGTAGGTTTATCTCGTTTTGTCCAAACAGCAAAATCTTTTTTTGCTGTCCAATAATAATTTCTGTATGATTTGATAGAATCGCCTGGAACAATGCATTCGGGGAATTGAGTCATTGCTGGAGGTGGTTCTGTAAAAGGTCCATCAGAAATATTCGCTGGTGCATCAATTAGATATATTTGCAAATCTTGTATTGATTTATGCATCTTCCCATATCTATATGTGAATTCTCTACCGAGCGACATCCAAAGTTTGTATAACCAATCATAGTTTGCTTTAGATTTTCTAACCCATTTAGCAGAAGGATGGTTTATATGAGCTGCTAAGTAAAGCTTTTGATTTAGTTCACCTTCTTCAAGGAAGAATCTTGAGACTTTTCTACCTGTAGTAGATCTGCCTTCCCAATAGGTTCCATCTAAAACGCGATGTGCGGTAGAAAGTAGTTGAGCATATTCGACATTCATTTTAACAACATGTTTGTCAACATGTTCTATTGCACATTTTTCTGGTTCTTCTGATAAGAAAAATACGTTCATTTTATTTCCATCAAATTTTCTGTATATAGTTTACGGTTTAATAAAAAGGATGTCAAATTATTTTTTCGTTTCTTTTTTAGAAGATTTGGATGAATAAAAATGGTATCGTATCTCCAATTCTCAACAGGAATATATCCAATTATATCATGTAATGCAGATATAAACTCTTGTTCTCTCTTGTTTTTACCATTTTCTAGGACGACAACTGGTTTGTATTTGCCTATAGTATATCTTGCCCCTCGCAGAATAGAGAGTTCTTCGCCTTCAGCATCAATTTTTAAAAGATCTACATCTTCAATTTGAAATTTATCTAGAAAAGTACATGAAACTTCTTCTTTATATCCTCCTAGATTAGTCTTTAATGTTTCAAATTGGTTTTCTCGTAAGGTGGAATATCCACTCCACTTAGCAAAAAACGCTGTTCGTTTTTCATCTTTATCCGTAAGACCAGTTACATAATGCGTTATGTTATTAAAACCAGAAGTGTTTTTTACAAAACATTCAGAGAGAGTTTTGTTCATATCAAAACTATGAACATGATTGAAATTTTTGGCAAGAGGTAATGTTGTTGCACCATAAGCGCACCCAATGTCTATTGCAGTTCTCATATGATTGCAATATGACATGGTTTTAAACATTAGTCCATCTTGCCAGGGTTGGGTGGTGTTCCAAAGATCATACCCCATATCGGTTTCTTCTTCTATTAGATACCAACCGTTTTTAAATTTCATTTTTTCTTACGAGATCTTAGATCTTCTTAATAGAGACATTTGAGTTCTACGGTACTTTCTATTAGAACCATCTTCATTTTGCACACGATAACGAGGATCAGGTTTTTTTGGAAGATTTTCCGGCGAATCTTTGTGTTTCTCAATAAGATGATTGTACAGCATACCAAGAATTGTTTTATTGTGCCAAGAAAGACTATTATACAATTTCTTAGAGATATTATCAAACTTACCTACTTTCCGAAGAAGTTTTGCTTTCTTACCGTTCATTAGTTTTCCTTACAAAAGTTACATATTCAGTTTTGTGGTGAGGATAATTTTCCTCTTTTTTGTTTTTACGAGAAACAGCATATCCGCTTTCGTCTTCAAAAACCTCTACGATTGTACCACCATTAAGTTTATCACCAACTTTCATTATACTTCCTCTAAGAGAATACCATTATGAATGATTACTTCGGGATCTAATTCTTCCCAACCGTTATCGTCAAACCACATGTGTCCATCTTCCCACCAACCTTCTTGAATTTCCTCCTGCTCTGATTCATCGTCAATGTTGTAGAATTCCCAGTCTTCAGAACAACCGTCCCAAGTCTCCAGGAACTCTAGTTCTTGGAATTCATAGATCTCGATCGACTCGCCGTTCAATCCATCCTGAAGATATTTAATTTCGTCTTCATTCATCGGCGTTACATTCCAGGAACCACTGCGCCAGCAGGTTTCGATTACTGCTTGCTTCTTTCCCTTTTTCTTGTACTCGATCTCAATGACGCTTTTCTTATAAGCGTTCATCATGCGATAGGTCTTACCAATCTCAATGTTCATTTAGCATCTCCACTGCTTTAACTACATCAGGGAAATGAACCCCAAGGATTTCCCAACACTTGTCGGCAACCTCAATATGCTCTGCCTGAGTTCCGTGTGCTCGCCTCAGTTCGCAATAATGCACCCAGGAGCGTAACGTCCCTGCCATATACAAAGTAGTCTCAGTGAGACCCTCAGGAAGCAGTGCACGTGCTTGTTCTTTAGCAATGCCATTATTCAGCGCCATCTCATAGTAGTCTTTAGCAACCTTGGCAACCTCTGCTTGCATTTCGTTAAAGACTTCTTGTGCTTTCTTTTGCTTGCTTGGGTCTTCATCTACCATTGACAACTGTCGATTCGTAGGATGCTGTTTACGTGCTTCTCGCGTAGTTACAAACCCTTCGCTTACCGCATAACGCTGAGAAAACTCTTGGAATGAGAACGACCGATGCCTTAGGATTTGCCTAGAGATATCTCGGGTTGTTTTAATTTCCATTGTGACTGAAACCATCTCGAATGGAGACCAGTGACCTTCTTTAATAAGATAACGTAACAACTTTGGTGCAGTCTTCTCATTGTTCTGGTTACTGGGGTTGCTCACCCGAGCAGCATAGGCAATCAATTCGTTAGCAGAATGACAACCAGTGGTTGCGCTGGGCATTGTCATGCCTACAAGACTCACTTCACATGTCATATTGTCCATCCTCATAAGTTCCGGGCACACTGTTGTATGCAATTACACGTTTAAATGCTTCAACCAAGGTAGTATCACGAATACTATCAACGTTCATAGTATCTACGAAATCTTCCAGTTGTTCAATCAATGCGTTGCGAATCAATAGATCGAACGCATTTTCATTAAAATCACTTCGGGTTATCATCAAATTCTCCATTACTAGACCAGATTATGTTACCGTTTTCGTCGGACAATGTCAAGGTTACAGTGGCAGTGTCGCCTAAGTTCATCAAAACTTCATCCAATAAATCCCACTCATTTTCTTGAATCTGTTCTAATCTGCGTTGACGATAGTCACAAAAACTAACTACATTGCTCATGTTTTATCCTCAGGTTTAATTGTTGGGAACCATCCTTGTTCATACCTTCTTAACATTTGTTTTTTGAGTTCTCCGCCAGAATAATGTAAGAAATTACTTTCTAGCAATTGTTCTGGATTAGCATAATGTGGACTGTCATTCCATGTTTGATCAAGGAAGTTCATATCCATATCATGTTTAACGCACTGTGCGCTTATATAAAATTGATCATTGTTTGCCCAGGCTGGTAACTTTAATTCAATCCCATTATTAAACCATCGTTCCCAGTGATCCCATTTTTCTCTAGCTTTTACTCTGGCATCTTTCGACCAAACGAGAACACCAGTATTATAACAAAGAACTCGAGATGGATTATTTGGCGGCAAAACCATTGCATCCTCAATGGATACTTCGTTTGCTTCATAGGCAGAAACTAAAGTCTGAAAAGAACTTTGTTTAATATCCCATGCAGCATATGGATATTTTCCCCTGTCATCTTTAATATCGCTTTCCAACACACCACTTATTTCTCCAGTATGTTGATCAAATATATTTTCTTTTGTATTGCAAACAATATCAGTGTCGACATACAAAACATTTTCATAAGAATCAAAGAAGGGATCCATCCAAAGACCAGCAATATTGTAAAAGAATTTCAAGTAGTGTTTAACAGAAGATTCTGGAAAATAATCTTGATCAGTAAAATAATACTCTGCTCCAATATCTTTAGCATATTGCTGGAATGATCTTGAACTTATGTCTTTTACTTTATTATAAAATTCGTGACGAGGCAATCCATCAAGATTGCTACGATCGTCAACTGACGGATCGCTCATTTGATATTGAAATACCAGGTTCATTTAGGGTCACCTGACGCTGGACGAAACAAAGACATCATATGTTTATATGCTTCTGGGTATTTGTCACGAGGATATCGCCATTTATTCCCATTATGCTCGAGAACAAAGTTTCCTTTTTTAGTGCACTTCAATGTCAGAGAGGTATCTTTCGTCGATGAGTTCCCTGTTTTTGAGGTGCTGCTCTTGGATGTCTTCTTTGCTTTGCCCATAATATTCTACTGCCATATGTTTCTCAATCATCATAGTGTTCACAGAACGCCATGCATCTTTATCTTCGTCATATACGATAAACTCACCAAGGATGCGACCAAACTTACCAGTTGCATCTTTATGAGTTTTTAGGGTTCCTTCTTTTCCAAGTTTGGACTTGAGATATTCTTTTGCAATGAGTCCGTACTTCTTTTCCACTTCATCTCTAGTACGTGACTCAGGAGTATCAATACCGTAAAGGCGAATACGCTGATCGGTAAGAACAACATCAAAACCAAGATCAATGTCAACGTCGACAGTATCTCCGTCGACAACTTTTTTAATTTTGCACCTATATTCATACATCGTCATTTTCTCCATCGGACTGTTTGTACAGCGTATATTTATCCGATGGATTTAGACCATATATGCAACCACAGATGCCTACAAGTAGAAAGAAAGAAACCCCTAGAATTTCTATCATCTCATGTGTCCTATCATCATATTTAAAATCATAGACCTTGGTTTCTTTTCAAAGGCGATCATACTTTCATAAAAAGAAATGCTGTCAAGATTACTTTGCCAATAATTTGGTCTCTCTATTGCATCATTGTAGAAATCTTGTTCCAATTGTTTGTCTGAAAGACGAGTCATGTGAAAATTCCACAATTTTTTGTTTTTCAATCTTTGCATTTCTTTAGTTAAACTTAAAGCATAATTAAAGAAACTGTGTTCTTCGTTTCCTTTCTCAGTATGTCCATTATGATCTGGCCAAAAAGAAGTATGAAGATCTTCAACAATATATGTTGCGGTATCTTTTATTTTTGGGAACAAATAATCAAATGTTATTTTTTGTTGGTATGATATATGGGATCCATCATCAATAACAATATCAATTTCAGGATATTTGTCAAGGATTTTGTCCAGGTCTTCTGTATTTTGTTGACGACCAATAAAAAAATCAATTCCACCTAACTGCTCTACTTTATCTACAAGTTCATGCTTAAAAATGTCTAATCCAATTATTGTACTGTTTTTACCAAAATATTTTTTCCAAAGTTCTAGACTCCCACCTCCTTGGACTCCAATTTCTAAAACAGTCACCCAGTCGCGATTAAGATATTTCTCCAGATGTTTCTGGTATGCCGAAAAATAGGGAGACCATTTGTTGGATTTACCAAGTACAACATCGTTTAAATAGATTTTTTCTAATGACATAGTTATGACCACTGTAATATGCTGACTGCCTTGAGTCTTATTATGATCATATATTTTGTACCCGAAGGAGCAAACTCATCATAATAAGCATTGTATGGAAGATCTGGTAACTGTACAGGGAGATGATGCAAATATTGTGGTTGCATTTCTTCCGGAGAGGTTTTCTCAAGATGTTTCATGATCTTCGAATGATATTTAGTTGGGAAAGACCAAAAAATATCAGCAACCCCACGTATAGTTTTCTTCTTAAACCACATTTCTCTTACGCCGTCTGCAAGTTCCCAATGTAAGAATGTGACATCCGTTTCGTTTATTTCTGGCCAATCACACTCTACCCATAGATCAGGACGAGTGACAACAATTACATCATATTTTTCTGGGTCTATTTGCCGCAATCCTGCAGCAATTGTACCTCTTTGACTAACGTCATCAGGAACCACAACTGTTCCAACAACAGAATGAAATCGATTTATGTACTCAGGCAATACGGGAGAAGGGTGAGTTGAAAGGTAAATATCAGCGTCGTGAGGAATTTTATCGTGTAAATTTCCAGTATCAAAATGCGTTCCATTACGAGACGATATTCGAATGTTTTTTTCTCGCAGACCCTTACCAATGACTTTGGTAATTTGATAATGATGTCCTGCTAATAAAACTGCTACTTTCATACAATCTCCGAAGTTGGTCGGGGCAGAGAGATTCGAACTCCCGACCCTCTGCTCCCAAAGCAGATGCGCTACCAGACTGCGCTATGCCCCGAAATTGGTGGAGGCGGTTAGACTTGAACTAACAATGCCATTCGGCGTCGGATTTACAGTCCGATGGGGTTACCAATTTTCCTACACCTCCAAGTTGATACAGTCGCCCCACCTACTAGAAACTCCCCGCGCTGTATCTGACGATCCTAATTTGTTAAGGAGAGAGTATATAGATCGTCTTACCAAACTGAATTACTGAACTCCTTCTTCGATTTCAATCTCGTAATGACGTTTCAATTCATTGTACGCAGCAACGAGATCACGATAAGTTTCGCTGGTAAAAGACCATCGATACTTCTCAAACTCACGAGCAAACGAACGAGACAAACGAATCTCTTCGTAGTACATATCTTCCATTAACCTTTCCTCCATGCTTCGTAATCAACTTCATACTCTGCCATCAATTCGACAGCACGTTCTTCAGAATATCCAAGTTCCATTAAACGATTCACGAAAGAACTATCCTCAGAATAATCATGCAGTCTCCAATCACACAGAATGTTCAGTTCCGCTCGGGGATAAGACTTAGGATTAGGCATCGTTCTGGGAACAGGTTTCAACAACTCTTCAAGAACAGGCATCTTAGGACGATAGTTAGCAATCAAAGTCTCTACTTGCTGCTTATACCCACGTGCAATTAATACATTCTTGAGGTAGTTGATCTCGCTAGCAACACGAAGACCTGCATAATAGGCATCGCCATTCGCCATCTGAAAGTACCAGTCATGATTCGCACATGTATCTTTAAGATGATTCACGATGTGCATCGTGTGAGTTTCGTTGGTGATTTGCATTATGCTACCTCTTTCTTCTCGATAATGAGATCAAAATACTTGCGAAGTTCACGCTTGGTCATTTGACTATCACGATCCAAAAACTTGACGAGTACTGTGAACTCTTTGGACGTTAATTTTTCGCCAAGTTCTAATCTGAACTTGTACTTATCAAGCGTGCTTTTCATCAAAGTATGCTCTTCCAATAGGAGAAAATCGAGATAACGAATCATCAACCTCCTAAGTTCTTTCTCCTTCATAGTACCCACCATGGTAAGATTGCCAACGCTGCCATGAACAAGAAGATTCCTAGCAAACCCACTGCACCACCAATGATTGCCATGAGTTCATCGCTTTCGCCGCGCAGCGTCGCCGGACGCTTATAAACCCCACCAACTTGATTCCTTGAATACTGCATATATCACTCTCCTTAACTTCTATGCCTTTATTCTAACTGAATTCTAACGAAAAAGCAATCTATCGTAAGTTATTGAATTCCCAGATAATAATCCAAATTCCTCACACGCTCAATGCCAGTACGATATGCTTCCAAGAATTCTTCTGAGACATTACCACCAAGCAAACTCAGAATCTCTTCATTAGACATGGATAGATCCCATTTGCCTGAATCAAAGTCTTTCTTTGCTTGGTAATATCCAACGTCCATATTAGTTGATTGCTTTACCATCAAAACCCTGATTCCAGCGGTCTTCGATTCTTCTCTTAGGTGAACCACCCTGTGCGGTGAATCCAATTCTGCGTAACTTCTTGGGTGCTACCACTGTTACCTTACCACCTTTTGCCAAGAATTCTGCCACTTGCTTTTCAATCTCAGTACTTGCTTTTTTCACTATTTAACTCTCTATGATTTATGCTGTTATTATACCATACACACACTGAAAAAGAAACCTACCCTAACTTATTGATTTTCCAGACCTTTTAGATAACCTTCAATATAGGACTCAGAAGGGTTCATCATTCCAATTAATATAGCACGCACCCTAACAGGATCAGTGGTTTCAACCCAACCTTCAGATAGGTCCAACTTAGCATCATTATAACCTTTTTCGAAATCCATTATATACTCTCCATTCATGTGCTGATATTATACCATACAGTGGGGACAAATAAAATCTCGTACAAGTGCTTGTTTTTGCAGGAAAAAAAATTTTTATATTCGGGTCCCCCCAGTGAATTATGGTGTGGGATTGTAGAAAAGGGGGAACGGGACTCTAAGTAAAGCTCGAGGAAACGGGACTCCTACTTCAATTATAATCGGGTCCCTCCATTACCATACCATAGCATTAAAAAACCCCCAGAGGACGCATACGGAAGCGTCATGGGGGCAACAGGAGTTATGTTATGTTATGCAAACTCTTCATAATATGCTTCAGTGAACACGTGATCCTCACTGAGTGCAGTCACACGACCTTCGTAATCAAACATGGTACGGAAGGGAACACGAATCTCAACACCCTCTTTCATACGAGCAGTATCGAATGCCGTATCCTTGATGATAGTTTCGCCTTTGATGACATAGGCAAATTCTTCGATACGATCAATGGCACCTATGACATACTTATCGTCACGACCAGGAATTGGTTCGAACTCATATGCTTTGATCAGATCACCGTTTCTTAACATATCTCTTTTCTCCTTAATCATGATGCTATTATACCATACAGTGAGGGAAAAGAAAATCTATGCTAAGTCTTTGATTTGCTTACCTTTTTCTGTACTCGCCCATCAAAGAACAGTGGGATGTACCACCAAGGGGATCTCCATGAGGGATCATCTAATGCTGTCAAACGATACTCCCACTCAGTGCCATGATCATCCACCCAGGTTATATGATACCCATGCCATGTCTTACTGGGATAAAATTTCAAATGCCCACCATGACGAATACGCTGCTCAAATGACCAAAACCAACAGTTGTTCTTATTAGATACCAATCGTGCGGGGAACCATGCTAATCCAAATATGAATAACATGACGAATGATACAATTGGTCGAGTTACTTGATCCATGCGATACGCTCTCCATTGGCCACTCTTCGATCATATTCCTCAGGTGATCCAGGATATCTCCATCCCCAAATACATACGAGCACCATGGTGATTCCAGTATAGATTACTCCCTTAATAGGCACAGTGAAGTACATTATAATCAGTGATGATAACATCATGATTGCCATTAGATACTTTGCCCTAGTAGGAAAGACACGCTTCTGATTCCAATTGGTGATAAACGGACCAAACACACGGTGATTCATCAGATAATTGTGCATACGAGGTGAAGATTTAGCGAAACAAAATGCTGCTCCGAGTACGAAATGACTAAAGGGAATGCCAGGTGTCACCACGCCAATCCACGCAAATACGAGACAAATCCAACCACCTGCCATCCATGCATATCTTTTCATTCTCTCTCTCGCTCCTATTTAAAATTTTACTGTAAATTACTGTACGATATATCGCTTTACGATAATCGATCCCATACACTCCAGTCTTCAGACCATTCTATATTATTCTTAGTTGCTAGTCTTAGTACCATTCTCACTGTAGGTTCATTCGTATAGTTCTCCACTCTATGTATTTGGGATATATTAAGCAGATACATTGTGTCTAGAATATAGGAAGAATGTAGTGTTAGTTTAGATGCATCAAATAGAATGGGATTGTCTGCTATTTTGTTTAGTGATGCATTTAATGGTGCAGAGACTTGGTGTTCTGTAGTGAAGGAATACAGATTCGTTGGTGTTGAGGAATTACAATTAGAAATTGGCAGTACAAGAGATAGATTAGCAAGTTTGTGGTCTATGTGTGCGAGAGGAACTGAATGTGTAGTCCAGTTATTACCAAATGAGAATAGACCATAGTGTGATATTTCAATGCAATGAGTTTCTAGGTAGTTTACGAGTGAAGGAATAGGAATAGGAGCAATGCGTGTTGATCGAATAAGTGCAGGTGTGGGGAGAGGTAAGTACGGTTCCCAGTAAGATTGCGCGTCAGAGAGGATTGTGGGATCTACAGTCAGACGTTTGAAGTAGAGATTATCGTATGGTCTCGGTGAATTTAGTGATATCATGGTCTCGGAAATAGTATATTTGACATAAAATGCGTTGCATGCTCTGCTGAAGATAGATGAGCAGTCAATGCAGCGTGTGTTCGTGGGTTTGCTGCTTGTTCAATGCAGTAATTATCCTGCTTGTCAATAATGTATTGTCGGTCAAATTTGCTTGTAACAGGCACTGCAGATCTTAATTCACGCAAATATCGATCAAATGATAGGAGTGCAAAGGTGAGCAGATTAGTATATTCTGTTGGTCTTTGCGCAATAAACGAGTTGGAAAATATGTATGCCCAGGGTGGAAGTATTCTATTCTGCTCGTGATGTGATGTGTCATGCCAGGATTTATCAATCAGAGTGGGTGACCAATCAAGAAATAGACCAGAAACAGTGTTCGTTTTCGTTGATCCTACAACATCAAATCCAAATATGGGTGTGGGATATTCTACGTGTGGAAGTACAACAACATGCAGTACAGTGAGTGCGTCATGATTGAACACCTCAACGTGTGCTTGTCTAAATTTTGGTGAGGTGTAACGATAATTCTCCCAGTTGTAACCACTGGTCGGAATAAACTCAGACTCCGGAAAGTTCCTTATCATTTCGTGCATTCTCATCGAGATATGCTTCAATTCTGTCTTTAACTTCAAAATACATTCCTAATTCTTTTGCTATTTCAATCTGCCAACGGAATCCATATTTGACCTCTAATATGAAATTATCTGTATCCTCGCAGACTTCTTCTCGTATATATCGCTTTCCCGCTTGCAGGTCTTCAAACTCATAAATCTGCATCGGAAAGTTTGGATATCTGCGCTTCATAATCTGTCCACCAAACATCAGTCCCATGTAGTTGAGATAAATGTGTGGACGCTTGTCCTCGCAAATAGTCTCTAAATGAGTTGCATATCCCAGAGCAGCAGGTGGTACATTCATTCTGCCGCCCAATCGATCTAGATCATAACAGATGTATGGAAGACGACGCAACTCAGCAGGTACATGTATGTCAAGACATGAGAATATTTCATATTGTACCGAGAGATATGCCTGTCGCTCATCTCGTGTTTGCTCGCTGCGAAACATCTTCTGATTGAATGATTGAAGTTCAAGATCTTCGTGTAATTTCTTTGTTGCTGCTCGAATAATCTCGGACATTATGCCTCCAATCTGGTGTAGTATTTATTGATGGTGTCTCTTAATTTTGGTACCCATTTGTCTCTTTTTTCAACAAATACCTGACATCCTGGTCCTGAGTAATGCATATCGTCTACAGCAACAATCGTTATCAGTTGGGTGATAGGCATTCCGGTACGCTCTTCCCACATAATGGCATATGCTGCTTCTTGACAGTAGTAGGACTCGATGTACTTTGGCTGTTTTGCTTTTCGACTGGTTTTGAAGTCAATGATTGATATCTTTCCGTCAAATTCAGCAACACAATCGACACGCCCAGCAACGCGTAGATGGTCAGAATAGAGCGGAAGTTCTTGCCCATAAATTGTACCAATGCTTTCATCTAAAACTCCGCGAATCGTCCGAAAAGAATCAAAGATATCAGGTGTATAACCATCCATGTAATTGGGATCATTATCCAAATACTTTTCGACCACACTATGAACCGCAGTACCTCTTCTACTAGCACGGACAGATATTTTGTTAGCTTCTTCATCTCCTACTCTCGCTCTCCACTCAGCGATGCCTTCTTCGCTGAGTATTGATAAAACAGTTGTGATTGATGGATATGCATTGCCATCAGGCGTGTTGTATTTTCTACCTGTTTGCTTGGTTTCTGATACTAAATCATCATATCCAAGGTCAATCGGATCATGTTTAAACAAGTCCTGTTCCTTTCAGTTTGTTGATTGATTTCTTTGGAACTT